AACGACCCAGACGCCAACGTCAGTTTTCGCGGGCTCAGCCTAAAGCTGGGCCCGCAATTTCTGACGCTTGTGATAATCAACGCCCTTGTCCTGGGCGCGCTGTTCTGGTTCACCGACGCCCGCGCCCGGCATACCGCTCACGTCATGGAGCTATTACTGGCGTCGTGTCCCCAGCTGCGTCCTGCTCAATGAGTTCGCCCTCGATCATGTCAGCCGCCCGGCGCAGGTCGTCGGCGACCCGGCGGGCTTCCTCGGCGATTTCGATATCCACGTCGATGACCGTCACGCCCATGATCCACTCGCCGTCGGCGACGAAGTGACGGATCTTCAGGTTATATTCCACTGGTTTGGCGCGCAGCCTGTGCACGATGAACTGGTCGCTCACGTCCATCCTCCCGACTGTATTCTTGGTTTCGTCGACGTTACCCGCGATACCATCGACCGCATCGCCTTGCCCGTGAGATCCGCCTGAACCGAAAGGCAACCGTATTGCAACGCATCGGCTACATCGGAATACGGATGGTTGTTCTTCTCCGGTTTGTCGTCGAGGTGGCCATCGCGTCGGCGGCGGTAGTGGTACTGGGATGCCAGCGCCCTGATCAGGATTGGACAGCCCATCCGCGATATCTGGAGGGCGGGCTGACCCATTATTGTCTGCCTGAGGAGCTTTTCCACCGCCAGCAACCTCGGCGGGATGTCGTTGGTAAGCCCTGGATACGCGAGAAACCCGGCACTCCGAAGCACGTCGAACGCCGTTTCCTCTGTGTGCTGCGACCGCTGGGCCCCGGCGGGGTCGGCCACCACGTAGGATCGCTTGCCCTGGAACGGCTCCATCATCAGGCGCGGGCGTAGGCGTTCCGCCACCATCTGATGCAGCCCCATGTCGTCGGTGACGATCTCCTCGAAAATAAGATATCTTCCGTAACTATCCACCTGCCCTATCAACGCGCAGGGCGTGCGACCGAAATCCATCGCGATCAATATGGGCCGCATCGGATTGACGACGACTTCCATGTCCACGACGTGGGTGTTGGCATCAAATGAGCGGCGGAACACCGCCTGACCCGCGTTGGACGTGCCCCACTCGGATCTTATTTGGGTAGCGATACGTTCTTCCGACGAGCCGGACATCGCGTTCTCGTAATAACCCGGCGGCAGGTTCTCCAGGTTCTCGGCCTGGGGAGAGAGCCCGCTGGGCTGATGGTATAATACCCATTTCACATCCGGATTGAGCACGAGAGCTTCGTGATAGGGGGAGTCGACGTCCCACGGGTTGCTGTCGGCTATGAGTCCGAACCATGTCGGTCCGCCGTTGATCTTGGACGGAAACCGGCCCAGGCGTTCCATCAGCGCGGAGACGATATCGTAGGGCACTTCGCGGATCTCGTTCACCCATGCGCCGGTCAGCTGCATCGACAACAACCGTCGCACGTCCTCCTTGGTGTCCAGGGGTATGAGCACCCAGTCGGAGTGGACCGACGTGCCGTCCTCCAGGTCCGCGCGTATTTGGATAGTAGAGTCGGTGACGAAATACCGGATCATCGGATTTAGGTACTGCATTACGTCGTTGAGTACAGTGGTGCGCAGTTGCTGCATCGTATTACGGATAAGGGCGAAACGGGTGGAGCGCCGACCGTTGCCGTCGGGTTTTTGCATCCGTGCCCGGCGCAGCAACTCCATGATGCAGCCCATGGACTTGCCGGAACCCACGGGTCCGACGATGAACCGGACCAGATGGTCGTCCATCATGAACCGCTCGACCGTGGGCGGCGGGATGTAGATAAGCTGGTTCGGGTCCTCGGGGCTGTTGTATGCCGGGGGCAGGTCCAGGGTGGCGTGGTTGAGAACGGGCATCAGGTCAGTCCGATCTTACTACGGTCGTGAATGTTCCTGGGACCGCCCTGCGCTTCGAGTTCCCAGCGCGCCGCCTGTTCGTCCAGGCTGGCGGCGGCGTCCGCCCGGCTGATCTCCCCGCCTTCCATCACGCCGCCCCCGCCGGGGCCGGTGGCCAGCATGATGGGCGGATACCCCCGCGCCGCTTCCACCCGCAGGTCCGCCGCCATCTTCCTGCATGCCCTCGCCATCAGGAACGGGTCGAGGGCGTAACTATTACGCATCGTGCCCCGGCTTCGGTCCCTGGCCATGGCATCCCCGTTATAAACGTCCGGTGAGGAGCAATATGAGCAGGACGAGGAGAAGCACCCCGCCGATACCGAAACCATAACCATAATATGGGCCCCCGGCGAAACCCGATCTGTAGCCGTAACCTCCTCCCAGCACGAGGAGGATGATCAGGACGACCAGGATCAGCATCAGCGGGCTCATGTGCGTGGGCTCCCATCGGGGTTACGGGTGATCGCGACGTTCACCCACATCGCGTTGGCCCGGTGCGCGCGGATGATGAAATCCTTATCCGGCCCGTCCGGCAGGTGCTGTTCCAACATGTCGCAATAAACCTTCGCCGAGTAGCGCAGGACTTTCATCGTATTCTGTTGCGCCTCGGTCGGCATCAGGTAATCGAACGTGCTCGGGTGCATGGCTCACTCCTATGGTGGGATTACTATGTCACGCCCGTCGGGCTCGACGGGTTCGGCCTTGATGGTGGTGAATGTCTCGGTCTTGCCCGCGTTGGCGAACATGATCTGGATGGAGAACTTCGTCGCCTGGGGGCCACCGGAGCCCTGAGCAGCCGCGCCGTTACCCGTTGCCTGGGACCCGGCCATGATGGAGTGCTGCTTGACGGCATCCAGGCGCGTCTGCGCGGGCTGGTTCGGGTCCAGCATGATCCGCGCCGTGGTGGGGAGCGCGGCCAGCACGGCATGGCCGGATAGCTTTTTGATCCGCTCCTGGACGTTCTCGTCGCTCTCCCAGATCGCCCGGTATTCCTTGATCCTGCGCCGGATGACGTGCTGGTCACGCAGGAAATCCGCCATCTGGGCCACGTCGGTGAAGCCATAACGGATCGCGATGGTCGCATACGTGTCCACGTTCTGGGCCACGTCGGTGCAGAACGCGTAGAGCACCTGGGGAGTGAACGAGGGCACCTGATCCAGGACCGCCGTGGCGTCGACGACGCCGTTTATCACCTCCTGGTCGGCCCGTTCCTCGTCGTCCGGCTCGGTTACTACGGGAGTAAGGTCCAGATCCGGACCGGGCCCCGTGCTCACCGTCATTTCAACAGGTGTTTCAGATACAATCAGGGGTTTTTCACTCCTGACCCAGTTACTGAAAGGGCTGTCCTCACTATCCATGGTGGTCTCCACCGGGGTCACGCACCCTATGTGGTTGCCACATAAGTGATTTATACGCTAATGGGAAATGATACGAGGGGGCAAACCCATTGCCAGTGGCCCAAGCAGGTCTGTCGTCCAGTTCTTACCCGGCCCAGGCCCGTTCGGCTGGCGAGAACGGTGGTTTTCTGCGTGTCGTCTCCCCGGCGCAGCTAAATCAGCGCGATCAGGAGGCGAATACCCGCCGCGCGAAGGCCAGTAAGCCCCTGGAGACCCCGGATCTGGGGTCCTGGATCAGGCAACAGTGGTTTATCTTCAGAAATCACCGAAATCAGGGCAATAACCCCATAAATGAGCGCCTTTTGCGCGCTCAGCGCATGTTTGAGGGCAAATATGACGCCACCAAACTGTCCCAGATCCAGGCTTTTGGCGGTTCCGAGGTCTATTCGCGCATCGTGGCGAACAAAAGCAGGGGTGCCACGGCGCTTTTGAGAGACGTTTATCTCGGCACGGAGCGCCCCTGGACGCTCAATCCGGTCACCGATCCGCCCATTCCGCCCGAAATTCGGACCGCTATCCTGCAGTTGATCGCCACCGAGGTCGACACGCAGCGTCAGGCGGGCCAGCCGGTGGAGGAAAATCAGGTCCACACCCGCTACGTCACGCTGCTGCACTCGGCGCAACAGGCCACCCGCCGCAACGCGATGATGCAAGCCCACGCCGCCGCCGACAAAATGGACGACATCCTCCAGGCGGGCGGGTTCTATGAGGCCATGGGCGAGTTCCTGCAGGACCTGCCCCTGTTTCCCTTCGCCGTCCTCAAGGGGCCCGTCGTCCGCATGGTCCCCCGGCTGACGTGGCTGGACAAGAAACCAAGTATTCAGAACAAGCCGGTCATGTTCTGGGAACGGGTCAACCCGTTCGACGTCTACTGGTCCCCCGGCGCTTCGGCGCTCGCCGACGCGGCCATCATCCAGCGCGTGAGATACACACGAGCGGATCTGAACGACCTGCTGGGCGTGCCGGGCTATGACGAGACGGCGGTGCGCAACGCGCTCACCGACTACGCCAACGGATTACGCGAGTGGCTGGACGCGCCTGATCCTGAACAGGCCATCAACGAGGGGCGGGAAGATCCATCCCTGAACCGGTCCCAGTACATCGAGGGGATCGAGTTCCACGGCAATGTACAGGGCCAGACGCTCTTGGATGAGGGCGTAAACCCCAAGCTCATTCCCGACCCGGACCGCGAATACATGATCCAGTCCTGGGTCGTCGGACGTTGGACGATCAAGACCCAGATCAATCCCTCCCCGCGCAAGCGTCATCCGTTCTACCTCACCAGTTTCGAGAAGGTCCCCGGCACCATCGCCGGGCACGCGCTGCCGGATATCCTGGAGGACATCCAGGAAGTCGCCAACGCCGCGTTCCGCGCCCTCGTCAACAACCTCTCGATCTCGTCTGGGCCGCAGGTCATCGTCAACGACGAGATGGTTTCGCCCACCGAGAACGGCGACGAGCTATATCCGTGGAAACGCTGGCATGTGCAGGGCGATCCGCTGGGTAACCAGCGCGAGCCGGTTACGTTTTTCCAACCAACGTCGAACACCCAGGAACTCCTGGGCGTCATCAACGCGGTCAACACCATGGCCGACGAACAGTCGGCCATCCCCAGGTATCTGACCGGAGAAAGCCTCTCTGGAGGTGCCGGGCGCACGGCGTCCGGCCTCGGCATGTTGATGAACAACGCCGCCAAGATCCTGCAGACCGTGGCGGCGAACATCGACACCAACGTCCTGGAGCCGCTGATCGAGGCGCTCTATGAAATGATCATGCTGACGGACACGTCGGACATGCTCACGGGCGAGGAGCAGATCAAAGTCCTCGGCAGCAAGGTCTCGGCGCAGAAAGAGACCGAGCGCCAGCGGCAACTACAATTCCTGCAGATCACCGCGAACCCGATTGATGGACCCATCATCGGCCAGATCGGGCGTGCCCGGCTGCTGCGGTCGATCTCGGAGGGCATGGGGCTGCCGGACGACATCGTGCCCGACGACCAGACCCTCAAGGCCCAGGAGGACGCCCAGAAGCGTCTTCAGGCGGCGGGCATGGCCGTTCAGGCGCACGCCCAGGCCGCTGGTGCCCACGCACCGGGCCCGCCAGGGCAGGAGCAGGAGAAGAAACCGGGAGAGCCCCAGGGTCCGCCCGGTCCGCCGGGCCCGCCGGGGATGCCGTCTCCGGGGGCACAGGCGCAAGGCGGTCAGTCACCCAAACCAGGACCGCCCCAGGGACCTCGCGTCAACTCGTTTAGCCAGGGCACAGGAGCACCAGCACATGTCTGAGAACAAAGTCGAGCGCACCAGCAGCGGTTCGTCGATGAAAGCATCCGGCGGCGGATCGAGCGGCGGGAATACGGGCCCCACCGGTTCTGGCCGCAGCTACCCGAAAGGGAAGTCGATCCGCCGTACGGACTGGAACCCGGAGAAGAAGCCCGCTTCCACCTACGGAATTTGCGGAGCGTGACGTCCGACATCCTGCAGTTCTTCGCCTACGAGCATCTGCCGGAACATCTGGCCAAGGTTAGCGCGCCGTTCGGTCAACTGGCGCGCGAACTGGTCGCCAATCTCCCGCGCAATCCAGAGCGTAGCGTGGCGCTGCGCAAATTACTCGAGGCCAAGGACGCCGCCGTGCGGGCGAGACTGTACAAACCACCGGAGGGGTGACATGGCGCTATTGCCCATTGGTGCTGGATCGGGCGTGGGTGGGACGCTGTTCGGTGGCGGGGGCGGCATCGGCGGCCCCTTCACCACCAAGGTCGGTGGCGGCAAGGACGCCAGCCACCAGCAGCTGGGCTCGCCGCACGCGGGCACCAAAAACACCCTGACCAAGGGCGATCCGGCCCTGCGCTCGATGGGTCAATACGGGAAGGGCGGCAAGCTCGGGGTGACGTCGCGCATCCAGGGCATCAAGGGCGGCATCACCCGCCCCGTGGGCGGGCTCGGGCCGGGGCGTAAGGGCCAGCCTGGGCCGAAGGGCGACTACAGCATGAAAAATCCGTTCTGATTTACTCCGGGAGTGAAGCGTGAGTGTGAATTTAGGCAACGACGCGATCATGGCGATCAAGGAACTGCGCGGTAACTCCCACTTCGAGAACCTCGTGGCTCACCTGGGAGCGTTCGCGCAGAACATGGTGCTCTCGTCGTGCGACGCCGACGTGAACACCCGCGTCGACAAGACCGCCTATGCGCGGGGTTTCTATCACATGTGGCAAGCGATCCACGCCGCGCACGCTGATCTGCACATGAGTCAGGTGAAGATGGCCCCACCGAAGGGCGTGAAGGGAGCAATGGCCAATGTCTGACACGATCACGCATCAGCCGTACCTGCCCGACGCCGTTCGCCGCGCGTCCGCCCGCGCCGACGAGCTTGCCCGTGAAGCGGGCGTGGCCAACGTACCCGACGCGCCCGAGGGTGATACTCCCGTAGTAAACAACGATCCGCCGACGCGGGAGACGCGGTTCGAACTGACCCCGCCGCCCGAGGACCTGGATGCGCCGCGTGACCCTCCACCCCAACACCAGGGCAACGAGTGGGAGCAGCGTTATAACACGCTGAAGGGTAAGTACGACTCCGAGATCCCCGAGCTACGCGGCCAGTTACAGTCCGTGCAGACCATGATGGCGCAGATGAACCAGCCGCGCCGGGCCGAGGACACGTTCGAGAACGTGCCGCGCTCGCGCCCGATGCCGCCGCCCACGCGCGAGGTGCCCCCGGAAGATGTCGAGGCTTATGGACAAGACCTGATCGAGGCGTCGCAGCGTTGGGCCGACGCGCGATACGCGCCCATTTTACAAGACTACGAACGGCGTTTGATCGCGGTCGAGTCGGGCAACCAGCAACTGGCGACGTACACGACGCAGCGTGGCGTGGACGCGTCGCTGACCCAGGCCGTTCCCGACTGGGAACAGATCAACGTCGATCCGAAATTCATCATGTGGCTGGACCAGCAGGACGTGTTCAGCGGGCAAAAACGCAAACTTCTTATTGACAACGCTTACAATTCGGGCGATGCGGGAAGGACCATCGCGTTCTTCCGTGCGTACAAGAACGAGCAGACCGTGGTTGGCCAGCAGCCAGGGACACAGACGTTCCAGACCGATCAGGCGGAACGGCTACCCCTCGCCGATCTGGCGGTGCCTGGACGAGGGCGTAGCGTCTCGTCACCAGCACCCGGCGCTCCTGAGTCACGCATTTGGACGACGGCGGACGTCAACGCGTTCTATCGACAAAAGCAGCGTGGATATTGGAACGGACGTGAAGCGGAAGCTGAGCGTCTGGAGCGCGATATCATTCTGGCTCCACTCGAAGGGCGCTTCCGTCAGTCATGACATCCCCATTTGTGAGAGGAGCGGCCTTCCATGGCCATCACAGTAGCGGCAACCCCATTCGCGGGTGCCAACCAGACCCCCGCGTACCATGGCACGTTCATCCCCGAGATCTGGTCAGGTAAACTGATCGAGAAGTTCTACTCGGCCACCGTGCTCAGCGCCATCGCCAACACGGACTACGAGGGCGAGATCAAGAACCAGGGCGACGTGGTTCACATCCGCACCAAGCCGACGATCACGATCAGGGATTATCAGGTCAACCAGGACCTGCTCATTGATCGCCCGTCCAGCAACATCGTCGACTTCACCATCGACAAGGCGAAATACTTCAACGAAGCCCTCGACGACATCATGGAGGTCCAGTCGGACATCAACATGCTGTCGCTCTGGTCGGACGACGCCGCCGAGCAGATGAAGATCGTCATCGACACCGACGTGCTCACCACCATCGACGCGGGCATCGTTCCGGCCAACAAGGGTGCCACGGCGGGACGCATCTCGCTGAACATCAACCTGGGTGCCACGGGCGCGCCGATCCCGATCACGCCGCTGAACATCATCGACAGCATCGTGGACATGGGCACCGTGCTGGACGAGCAGAACATCCCGGAGACGGGGCGTTGGCTGGTCATCCCGCCGTGGGTGGCGGCGCTGATCAAGAAGTCCGACCTGCGCAACGCGTCCATCTCGGGCGACGGCGTGTCCATGACGCGCAACGGGCGGCTGGGCATGATCGACCGGTTCACCCTCTACTCGTCCAACCTGCTGCCGACGGCGACCGAGGGTGCGACCAACGCGTTCCGCATCTTCGCCGGTCACCCGCATGGTCTGACTTTCGCGAGCCAGATCACCAAGCTGGAGCAGATGCGCTCCGAGCGTTCGTTCTCGACCTTGCTGCGTGGCCTTCAGGTCTACGCGTCAAAGGTCCTGGACGGCATCGCCATCACCGAACTCTACGCCATTCGGGGATAAGTTTACTCCCGTCGTAAACCGCTGGCTTCGGCCAGCGGTAACGGAGGTTCGCATGGCGAAACGCAAGGGCTACGCCCAAGGCGGCAAGGTCACCACCGGTAACGCTGACTTTCGCGGGGACGCGGATATTCGCGGTATTCCCGACACGCCCCGAGGCAGGGCGTTCACGGGCGACGCGGACGTTCGCGGCATCCCCAACACGCCCACGCCCAGCGGGCGAAAGTTCGGCATGGAGAATAAATTCGGTCCCAGCGCGGCACCGGGTTTCGCCAAGGGCGGCAAGGTTAAATTCGAAGGCACGAAAAAGGATATGGCGCAGGACAAGGCGGGCGCGAAGAAGATGGGCATTTCCCAGCGTGCGTATGAGAAAACCGCCAAGGACAAAGCCCAGGATAAAGCCGGTCAACGCCAAATGTATGGGAAGCGCAAATGAGAGCACCATCGAATTTGAAAGCCGCGAGCAAGGGCGCGGGCAAGACCAAGATGCCCGCCGGTTTCGGTGCCCCGAAGAAGTCGGGACCCAAGCTGCCCACGGGCGTCGCCGGTCCGCCCGCCCCGCCAGCGCCCGCCGGTCCGCCCACGCTGGCATCGGGTGGCCCCGGCGCGCCGAGCGCGTCCTCGGCTCCCGACGGGCCCGTGCCGCCCATGGGCTTTAACAAAGGCGGTAAGGTGAAGAAGTCCATGCCGTTCAAGCCATTCAAGAAGGGCCGTCGCTAATGGCCAAGAAACCTGCGCCCAAACGTATGCGCGGCTACGACTATGGTGGGCAGGTGCTCAGCACGGACAGCTTTGGCCGCAGCGTGAGCGAAGGTTTCAACATGGGTATGGGCGGGGCCAAGGCTTACAAGGAAGCCGGTAAGCCCGACACGCCCAAACCCACTGATACCAAATCCGAGAACACCTCCGTTCCGAAGCAGCCTTCGGTGACCGTCGACTACATGAAAAGCCCGGCGGGCGGCGTGCCCACCATCGGCGGCAACGCGCGCGGCGGCGTGATCAAGAAGGTCGCCGGTAAGCCCATCGGCAAGGATGACGGGCTCATCCCCGCGCAAAGAGGCGAGTGGGTGATCCGCAAATCGGCGGTCAAGAAGCTGGGCAACAAGGTTCTGGGGCAGATCAACAAGGGTAAACTTCCTTCGCGCCGAGGTAGATAATGTCGACGACGCTGGGCCGGACCTGGGGCAGCCTGATCGGTGAGGCCCGCACGCTGTTGCAGGACAAGCTGGGCACGTCCGGTCAGGGGCTTCGTTACACCGACGACGAGATGTTCGAGAGCATCAATAGTATGCTCGCCGAGGTGCGCACCAAACGCCCCGATCTGTTCCTGCCAATCGGGCTGCGCCGCCCGTTGGCGTTCTACACCGCCGCTCACGACATGGGCACCGCGTTCCCGCTGGATACCAGCTGCTACAGCGCGTTCGTTTACTATCTCGTTGGGCGCGCGGAACTACGTGAAGACACCTTCTCCGACGACAGTCGCGCGGTCAGCATGATGAACAAGGCGCTCGCGCAACTATTGTCGCTGCAAAGTTAGGACCTGAGCATGAGCGGATCGGCTACCGGATCGAGCCCGAACTGGGTCGCGGGTTATGTCCCCCCGGCGGGTGAATGGAACCAGTGGTGGGCGCGCAAGATGGACGCGGACAACACCATTTTCGCTGGTGGTCCGTTTCTGTCCACGCAGGGCGGCACCATGTCGGGTGCGTTATATTTGCCGCCCGCCAACCCGGTCGATCCCAACGAGGCGGTCCGCAAGGGCTACGTGGACTCGCTGACTTTCGCCGCCGGGCCGTTCATGCCGACGACGGGTGGCATATTCACCGGCCCCGTCACCTTCACGAGTTCGCTGGAACTGGCTGGTAATCCCGTCAATCCGCTTGATGCCGCGCCGAAACAATACGTGGACAGCGCGATCAACCAGTCCAACAACGCGATCAACGTGGCCAACGCCGCCGTGCGGCGCGCGGGCGACACGATGACCGGCTTGCTCGCGCTATCGTCTGATCCGGTATCGCCCAATCACGCGGCGACCAAGGCTTACGCTGACCTCAGGGTGCTCAAATCCGGCGACACGATGACGGGACGTTTGACCGTCAACAGCGATATGGTCGTGGGCGTCGGGCCTCTCTACAACAGCGGTAATTTATACATTAACGCCTACAACAGTTGGGAATGGGCCTTAACGCTCGACCCCAACACTGGTGATCATTACCAGACATACCGCACGAGTTGGTACGACGTGTGGGCTTCCGCCACCGGTACGCGTAGCTGGGTTGGCGGCAACCAGAGCCTGATGAACCTGAACGGTGGGGGAAACCTCAACGTCATGGCGCAGATAGGCAGCGGCAGCATGGTCACCACCACGCTGAGCGTGGGTGGCAACGCCAACGTCGCGGGCAACCACTCGGTGGGCTCTTTCTCCATCGGCCCGTGGATGTTTTACAACAACGGAACAGCCCAGATCCAGCAGCACACGGGCGGCTGGTACGAGTCCTGGGCGAACAGCGGCGGGGGGCGTCTCTGGGTCAACGACAACAAGATCGTCATGAACCTGGACCCCGGTGGCAGCCTGTCGGTGGTCGGCAACATCACCGGCACGCAGATATTCTCCAACCACTCCGTGTTGGCGGCGGACGGGTTCCATGCCGGGAGCTTTACCGGCGCGGCCTGTTATTTCGGCGTCAGCGGCGGTATGCGCGTCACCCAGTACCAGCCTAACTGGTACTGGCGCTGGGACCCCAACAACGGCGATCTGTGGTGGGTCATGGACAACGGCGGCGTGCGCCCCTTTTTCAAGTTCCGTCAGTCCGATGTGATGGCGCTCAACGATGTCGGTGCCATTGGCGCGCACGGGTTCCAGGATTTCTCCGACGAACGCGGCAAAACCGATATCAATCCCGCCACGCGCGGGTTGGCGGACGTGCTCAGGATCAACCCGATCACGTTCGTCCGCGTGGGCAAGTCACGCCAGGAACTCGGTTTTAGCGCGCAACAAATTCGCACGGTCATCCCGGAAGCGGTCTCGCCCATGGGGATCGTGCTCGCCGACGGGACGGGCGGGATCGACGACGACGAGCCGTCCCTGGGTATCCAGACCACGCCGATCATCGCCGCCATGGTCAACGCCATGAAGGAACTGGCGGCGGACGTCGCCGCGCTGAAAGCCGGGCGATGATCCCAGGTCGGCTCCCCCTCACGCTCTATCGCGGCGACACCGGTCGGTGGCGGTTCAGCCTGTGGCTGGACGCCAACAAGACGCAGCCCACCGACCTGACCGGGGCCTCGGCGCTGGCGCAGATCCGTGATCGCGCGGGCGGCTCGCTCATCGTGTCCATGGAGTGCGCGATAACGCTGCCGAACCATATCGACATGGTATTGTTGTCGGCGGACTCGGCGAAACTTCCCAGTTCCGGGGCGTGGGATTTACAAGTGACCTATGCCTCGGGTGACGTCATCACGGTGCTGTCCGGTCCGGTCAACACGACGAGCGACGTTACGACGGGAGTAAACGTGGTGACCCCGCTCCAGCTGCGGTCGGCGCGGTGAGCGATACCCTCTTCATAGACGTCATCGTCGCCCCGACGGTTCAGTCCGTCGACGTCTTCACCGCGCCCGCCGAGCCGGTGCTGATCGACTACGTGGTGCCGGGTCCGCAAGGACCGCCGGGCGTGCAGGGCGACGTGGGCGCGCAGGGTCCGAAGGGCGACAAGGGCGACAAGGGCGACAAGGGCGACCGGGGCACCACCGGAGCCACGGGTGCCACCGGCCCCATGGGCCCGCAGGGTGCCGTAGGACCGCAGGGTGCCAAGGGCGACAAGGGAGACAAGGGCGACCAGGGTATCCAGGGTGTCCAGGGTCCCAAGGGCGACAAGGGCGACCAGGGTATCCAGGGCGTCAAGGGAGACACCGGAGCCCAGGGACCCATCGGCGTCACGGGTGCCAAGGGCGACAAGGGCGACAAGGGCGATACCGGAGACGTCGGGGCCACCGGTCCGCAGGGTATCCAGGGTATCCAGGGCGAGACCGGCGAGACCGGCGCGCAAGGACCGCAAGGTATCCAGGGTCAGCAGGGTATCCAGGGTATCCAGGGTGAAACGGGCCTGACCGGTGCCGACAGTACGGTGCCCGGCCCCGTGGGCCCGCAGGGCATCCAGGGTATCCAGGGCGATACCGGTGCCCAGGGTATCCAGGGCGAGACGGGTTTGACGGGCGCGACCGGTGCCCAGGGTATCCAGGGTGAGCCGGGCCTGGACGGGGCCACCGGCCCACAAGGTATCCAGGGCGAGACGGGCCTGACGGGGGCGCAAGGTCCGCAGGGCATCCAAGGCGACACGGGTGCCACGGGCGCGGCGGGCACCGGCATCAACTTCATCGGGCAGGTTCCCACCGAGGGCGACCTGCCGCCGGGTGCTTCCGAGGGTGATGCCTATGTCGTCACCGAAACCGGTGAGATGTGGATCTGGGACAGCACCACCGGGGCGTATATCAACGCCGGTCCCATCCAGGGGCCGCAGGGCGAGACGGGCCTGACGGGTCCGCAGGGTGCCCAGGGCGTGCCGGGTGCGACCGGCCCTCAGGGTATCCAGGGCGATACGGGTCTGACGGGTGCGACGGGACCGCAGGGCATCCAGGGAGACGTCGGTGCCACGGGCGCGACGGGGGCCCAGGGGCCGGTGGGTGCCACCGGGGCTGACAGCACGGTGCCTGGACCCGTCGGCCCAGAGGGGCCTCAGGGCATCAAGGGCGACGTGGGTGCGCAGGGCGTCCAGGGACCGCAGGGTATTCCGGGTGCGACGGGTGCCGACAGCACGGTGCCTGGACCGGTAGGGCCCACGGGTGCCACGGGCGCGCAGGGGCCGGTGGGTGCCACGGGTCCGCAGGGTGTTCAGGGTCCGGCGGGCGCTGACGGGTTCATCACCGAGCCGGTGGGCGCGGGCACCTGGGCACGCCTGGAGACGGGCGCGTGGCAGCGCGGCGTGGCGGTTTCCGGCGACACGATGACCGGCAACCTGACGGTTGGGCTTGGCACTGATACGGGCCGGATCATCAACATAAACGGCGCGGCGCAAGGCGGCGGCGCGTTGGGCTGGTTGGTGGGCAACGTCCAGCGGTGGGCGATAGGGCTGGATAATTACCCAGCCGAAGATGGGTCCGGCGTCGGCAGCGGCCTGTCGTTCCATCGCTACACGGACACCGGAAGTTATATCGACTCGGTTATGAACCTGAGTCGGCAGACCGGCTCGGTCGCCATCTGGAACTCGCTCACGGTGGGTAAGGGGCTCAACCTCGGCAATAACGTGGCTGACGCCCCGTGGAATGTCTGGAGCCATATCTCGCTCTATGGCGGGCAGTATGGCTTCTCGGTCACCGGGTCTCGGCAGAACTACGTCGTACCGAACGCGGCTTCGCACACGTTCGTGGTCAACGCCGTTGACGTCGCTCTCATCGACTACGGCGGGATCAGCCTGCTCGGCGGGACCGATATGTGGCTCGCGCGCCTGCCCACCGACGCCCGGCACGCCACGAACAAGCAATACGTGGACGATAAAGTTAATACGGGAGTAAGCGGCTACCTGCCACTTTCGGGTGGCACGCTGACCGGCGGGCTGCAGATCAGCGCCTACGCACCGTCATGGGGCAGCTTCAACTTCGCCGCGCAACTGGTGATCCGGGGCGTCCAGAACAACGGTATCGGCATCTTCGACAGTTCCGACGCCAACCCCATGGCGATCATCAACGGCGCGGGCACGCTTGGGTTCTACGCGATGCCGCCCTGGGGCGACAGCACCACGCCGCCGATCCCACGGCTGACGTTGGAGCCAACCCAGGCGACGTTCAGCACGTCGCTCACGGCCACTGGCAATCTGACTATCCAGGGCGTTTCCGATATATATGGCTGGTTGCGGGTCGGGGGTAATACGACGGCGGCGGAAGCGGCGGCGATCAGCACCTGGGGCGGAATAATCACGAACAATGTCAGCGGCGGCGCGGGTGAGACCGCGTTCGTTAATGTTTATTACCCATACGGCGGCTTTCGTTTTTACCAGAAGACGAGCGACACCGACACGACACTGAAATGGCTTAGCTCTCTGGAGCCAGACGGTTTGTGGCGGATTTATAACCAGATCGTCTATCAAAACCTCCCCGGTGGCGGGAACGGCATTGGGTTCACCTTCGCGGCGGACGGCTTACATCCATGGGTGGATCTCAACGATCAGGGGCCGCTCGCACTTAAAAGCTGGGTGAGCGCCAACTACGCGCCGATCACGGGCGGCGGGTATCTCACCGATGCGCCAAACGACTTCCGCACCTACGGCAGACATGCCGCCGCGTGGTATCGGGTTTCCGCCGTCACCGAGTATCCAACGGGCGCGCTCGACCTGAACACACCGGACGATGCGTTCATCGGATTGTTGCAGATCACCAACCAGACCGGCGGATTGAACTGGCCGTCTGGCAACGGCGACCAGACCGCTTTGATCCTGGCTGGTTATAACTCGAACGCTGGCTGGAAATCCCAGCTTATGATGGGCGGGCGCAGCGGGCACAACGGCCCGGCGCTCTGGTATCGCGCCATCGACGATACATACCCCGCCGACGCCAGTCAGTGGTCGCCCTGGTATCGGCTCCTGGGCACGGTCAACGGTAATCTGGAACAGCCCCTGACGATAACCAACGGGCTCCATTTCGGCACCGCCACGGCTCCCACCCACGCCGGGGACACGTCCCGGCATATCACGCTCTACGAGGGCTTCGGTGGCTTCTCCGTCACGGGCGGAACGATCAACATCGTTTCGGGTGGCAACACCAATTTCGTATCCAACGCGGGTGTGACCTGGGCGGAGGTCAACTCGGGCGGGATCGCCGTGCGATCCGGCGATGTCTGGCTGTTGCGCGATCCGACCGATCCCACGCAGGCCACGACCAAGCAATACGTGGATGCGAAAGTTAATACGGGAGTAAGCGGTTACCTGCCGCTCACGGGCGGAACGATCACGGGAGACCTTACCGTCCAGGGCAATACCTTTGTTACGGGATTTAGGGTCCACGAACAAAACACCGGACCCATGGCGGGCGGCGGCTATGGTGCTATCACATGGAACACGGACGGCGCGGGCGACGTCGCCTTCGTCAACGGCTGCAACTGGGTGGCTGCTGGTTTCTCCTGGTACAACGTGCTCAGTCCCGACGGCTGGAAACGGTCGATGTTTCTGTCGTTCGACGGGGCGCTCCATCTGAACGGCCCCGGCATCGACTACAACATTGGCGGCGGCACGAACCTCATGGGGTTCAAGTGGACCGGCTCACACGTCGATAGTTACGTGGACGGGACACTTATCGGTCGCATAGCCATGGGCGATCTGGGCAACTACGTCGCCAAGAGTGGCGACACGATGACCGGCGCGTTGACGATCCAGGGCAACCTCAACGTGTTCCCCGGTTCACTGACGGTCAGTTACGACGCGGTGTTTGGCTTCGATAACGCCGGATATGCCGCCATCTACATGAACGCGGGACCAGCGACCAACCGCATCACGTATTACAAGACAAACAGCGTGACGCGCTGGCTCTATGGCGTGAACGCCTCGCCCGAGAGCGGTGGCAACGCGGGCTCGGACTTCTTCCTCGCCTCTTATACCGACGCGGGCGTCGGCGGGCCGACGGCGTTCTGGTTCTCGCGCGCCACGGGCCTCGGGGTCATAGCGGGCGATCCCGTCGATCCGCTGGGCATCGCGACCAAGCAATACGTGGACGCCAGGGCCGGGACCCCAGGACCAGCGGGCCCAGCCGGGCCTACCGGCCCCGCTGGCGCGGACAGCACGGTTCCAGGACCGGCGGGTCCAGCCGGACCCACCGGCCCCGCTGGCGCGGACAGCACGGTTCCGGGACCAGCCGGTCCGGCGGGTGCCCCAGGTGCGGCGGGTGCTACCGGCCCGCAAGGCCCGGCGGGACCGGAGGGTCCGGCGTCCACCGTCCCAGGTCCAGCGGGTCCGGCGGGTGCCACCGGCCCAGCCGGGGCCAACGGTTTCATCGCCGAACCCGTGGGCGCGGGCACGTTCGGGCGGACCTCGGCGGCGGCGTGGCAACGCAGCGTGGCGCTGTCGGGTGATAACATGACCGGCTCGCTCACCGTGGCGAACATGGTGTCGATTAACTCGGCAACGACCTACGCGCAGCTGGTCATGTCCAAGGGCGCGGGGGCCAACGCCAACCAGATACTTGGCTACACCGGCAACTCGGTACGTTGGAACCTCCAGGTGGGCGACGCCACCGCCGAGGGCGGGGGCAACGGCGGGTCGGATTTCACCCTGAGCCGACATGACGACGCGGGGAACTGGCTAAGCCGGTCTTTCAGTGTTTCACGCGCCAACAACTCGATGACCGTCGATGGCCTTCTCAACTGCGTGGGGCAACTCTGGTCGAACGCCGGGCGCGTCATCAGTTGCAACGGTGGCTACCCCACCGTCACCGTCTACGACACCGTGGGGGCTGTCGCGAGCGGCATGTGGGTGGAGCCGAACGGCGTGCTCTACTTTGGCGACATGGACGGCGCGGGCAACGCGGTGACGGGCCGGTTCTACGTGGACCGCTCCAGCAACCTCGTCGCCAACGCGGGTGTTTTCGCGACGCATCTTCAGTCATCCAGCGGGGCCACCATCGCCGGTAACATAAGCGCGGCGACCATGAACACGACCGGTCGCATCACCGTCAACGAGATCATGAACATCTCGGGTGTCATGCGCGTCGCCAACAACGAAGCCTACTACATGAGCCGGGGCAGCGACGGGACGTGGAATTTCGTCGAGAACAACGGGAACATTACATGGTTCAACAGCACTGGCATCTGGTGCAGGAGCGGTCAGAGCGGGCTGTTCGCGGGCGGCACTGGCGTCGTCATGCAGTTTTCCCCGAACTGGTACTGGGACTGGAACATCAGCAACGGCACCTTGTCCTGGATGGCGAACGGTGGCGTGGCCATGACCATGGACGGGGGGTATAATACCGGGTTCCATAATGGCATCGTCATGATTAACGGGGCGCGTCTGGTCTGCCAGACCAACTGCACCGGCATTCAGTTCACCTCCGGGGCCTGGAACAGCGGCAGCACGTTCGTCTTCGGTTGGAGTAACGCCGTCTCCAACCTCGCCACGATCAGTATCGACAGTGGCGGCGCGGCCTACGCGATAGCGAACGCCTCCGACGCGCGGCTCAAGCACAACATCGGGGCATCCGACTTCGATTGTCTCGACGCGGTGTCGAAGCTGTCGCTGGTCGAGTTCGACTGGCTGCAGATTGATAACCCGTGGAAACTACGGGAAGCCCGCGCCACGCCGAGGACCAGCGCGATCAGTCGCCATAAAGTGCGCGCGGGCCTGATCGCCCAGGAGGTGGCGAAGATAATCCCCGAGGCCGTCCAGCACGGGGAGGATTTCGAGGACCATCTCGGTCTCGTATGGAACCTGGACAGCAACGTCATGAACGCGGTGCTGATCGGTGCGATCCAACAACTCACCGCGCGTATCAATCAACTCGAACAAAGGACACTCCACTAATGGCCGCGCTTATCATCCCAAACAACACGACGTTCGGTTCCATGACGAACCAGACCGTGAGCAACCTGCTCAAGCTCAACACCACCATGGCGCGCCTCAAGGACGCGCTGGCCACGGCGTCGGCTGGCTACGAGGGCGTGGCGGGCACGCAGTACGAAGCCGCCACCATGGGCATGAACATGCCAATGTCCCAGAACAACTTCGGCATCGTCCCCAAGGTGGACGCGGCGGGCGCGAACGGCACCGACTACGAATACGCGGTGAACACCCTGACCGCGCAATGGGACACGTTCTGGGCAGCCGCCGAAGCCTCGGTCAACCAACTCGATAACGGTTCGAACTTTTAATACGGGAGTAAAAACATGAGTGGATCACAGCAGCCGACACAACAGGACATCACCGCTCTGATGGCCATGGTGACATTGCCCATCGGGCGCTGGAACCAGGTACTGGAAGTGCTTGGCGGACAGCCCTGGAAAGAGATCAACCCCACCATCGTCGACATCCATCGCCAGCTGCAGGACGCGGTGAACGCCCAGATGGGCCAGGGCGGCAATGGCATGGAGACGTTGCGGCAGATGAAAGAAACCCAGTCATGAGCTTGCCGCCCCTGCCCAAGGGTGGGACTTACCCGGCGGTACCGGCGTTGCACTTCGTGGTGCCGCCGGACCCGCCCGGCGCGAGACCTTTGTTGGTGCCGGGGACGACCGAGATGCCGCCACCCCTCGGGGGCGTGGAGGACTGGATGCGGTCGCCCAACTGTCCCAACAACCCGCCGGACTGCCGGATCAGCGTCACCGCGTCGCCCGTCACGACGCCGACACCCGATCCCATCCATGATGGCATGGGCGATCCGGTGCCGCCGTTGGTGGTGGCGGCGGTGTCGCGCGGGTCATGCACGACGTGCAACCTGGAGTGGGACATCACGCGGGGGCCGGTTGGTCCCAACGAGCAGCCGATCACGCCGGTAGGCCCGCCCGTGCTCGCTCCGCTAGTGCCCAGCTAACAGGAAACAGCCATGTCGGGGTCGTTCGTCTATAGTTCCGCCGTCGGGCAGTTCATCATCGGGGTAAGCCCGATTGAAGGCTCTGGCATACCCATCGACCCCGGTTCCGGCGGTCCTGGGTCGAGCATCGGCTCGGGCGCGGACTTCGAACGGCTCTACGACAACATCCAGACCATGCTCCCGGCGATCACCCTGCCGGTCATCGAGATGGAGTTGTGGAACACGGTCCAGGAGTTCTGCATCCGCAGCACTTACTTCCGTAGTAAAATCCACTGGGAGATGGGGCCGGGCATCAGCACGGTGGACTTCAATCCGTTCAACCTCGATATGGTCGTGGTCTGGGTGCTGCATGTGCGGGGCCTGACGCACTGGGGCATCAATCCGCCAGCGGTGCTTTACGACATGATGCCGCCCACGAACGGGCGGTCCGGTGACGCCCTGGTGGCGCTACGGCCCGTTCGGTTCGACGTGCTTAAACTGGGTGCGATCCCGGAATTGTTCACGACGTGGTTCGAAACCATGCTGGATGGGACGCTGGCGCGGCTCTACGCCATGCCCGCCAAGCCCTGGTCCACGCCGCAGCTGGCGCAATACCACGGCACGCGCTTCCGTCAGGGAATGGGACGTGCGCGGGACATTGCGGAGCGATTACATTCTCACCAGCAATCGCCTCGCAGGGCGTTTCCCTATTTCGCTCACGGGCGAAGGAAGCAATAGATGCTCGTCATCCGCGTCGATAAAGAAACACCCGACATCACACGGATCGTCGTGGATATGGCGTGGTGGCTGGACCCGAACGAACACATTACCCAGATCGTTTCGGCTGAAGTCATCGAGGGAATGTCGGGTTGGTCGGAAGCCCCCTATCCGCCGCCCGACAGTCCGCCGCCCTACGACCCGACGCCGCTCATCCTGAACAGCGTGGCGCTGGACGCCACGCAGCGGCTGCTCATCATGTTCGTCGAGTTCGGCACGGCTGGGCTGGCCTACACGGTGCAGTTCATCGTGGATGGCACGTCCGCGCGCCGGGTCACGTTCGAGGTAGGCGTCCAGATCACGGGCGTGCCGCCGGAACAGCCCATGCCGCTGCCCCCGCCACCCCTGGGGCCGGGCATAAATCCCCTGGATTGGTATCTGCCGCTCAAGGGCGGCAAGATGGAGGGGCCGCTCTACCTGTTCCGCAATCCCCGGTATCCGACCGAGGCGGTCACCAAACACTACGTCGATGGTATGTCCTGGGTGTCGGGACCCTACATGCCCGAGGCCGGGGGCGAGTTCACCGGCCCCGTGAGCATGGGCGAGAGCACGCTGACGCTCGCGCCGGACGGGCCGTGGGAACCACTGGACGCCGCCAGCAAGCAATACGTGGACGGGCTGATTGGGACGATGACCCTGCCCTATCTACCATTGTCCGGCGGCACGATGGGCGGCTTGCTCACCCTCGCGGTCGAGCCGCTCGACCCCATGGACGCGGCGACCAAGGGCTACGTCGATACGCAGATCGGCGGCGAGAACATCGTCATCAGCGTCAATGGCCGCACGGGCGCGATTGTCCTGCACGAGCAGGACATCTCCGACGCGGGTGGCGCGCTGCTGGACAGCCCGACGTTCTTTGGCACGCCGCACGCGCCCACGGCGTTACCGGGGACCAAGACCACGCAGCTGGCCACGACGGAGTTCGTCGACGCGGCGGTGGTGCTGTCTACTACGGGAGTAACCAGCTTCAACACCCGCACGGGGGCGGTGGCGCTGACCCTGATCGACGTGACGTCCGTGGGCGGTGCGCCGCTCGCGAACCCGACGTTCACGGGCAACCCCTCCGCGCCGACGCCGCCGCCGGGGGACAACGATACGTCCATCGCGACCACGGCGTTCGTCACGAGCGCCATCGTCGCCAACACGACGGCCAACGTGACGAGCTTCAACACCCGTCAGGGCGCGGTCGTGCTGACCAGCGCCGACGTGGCGGCGGTCGGTGCCGCACCGCTGGCCAGCCCGGTGTTCACGGGCGACCCTCGGGCACCCACGCCCTTGCTGGGCGACAACGATACCTCCATCGCCACCACCGCGTTCGTGCAGGGCGTGGTTGGTTCGCTGGCCCTCGGCTTCGTCACCAGCTTCAACACCCGCACGGGAGCGATCACGTTCACCGCCGCCGATCTGACGAGCGTGGGCGGCGCGTTGCTGGCGAGCCCGGTGTTCACGGGCAATCCCCAGGCCCCCACCCCATCGGCGGGAGACAACGACACCACCATCGCCACCACGGCGTTCGTGACCAGCGCGGTCGCGGCGGTTTCCACGGGCGCGTATCTGCCTCTCACGGGCGGCACGCTCGCGGGGCCGGGCAACCTGACAGCCCAGGGGTTCGTCAAGGCGCAGCTTGTCACGGCGGAGATGGCGAACGGCTACCCGCAATACATATTCAGCAATACGGCGGGCGGCACGAACGCTAAGCAAGCCTCGATTTACATGGGCCCCGACGGCAACATCACAGGGCAGTTCATCGACGACTCGGGCACCGTGGGTAACGCGTTCCTACAGGCCAGCCGTAGCGGAGCCAGCGTCGCGACACTGGCGCTCAGCGCGCCGAATATATACCTCAACGGCGCGTCGCAGATCAGCGGCGGTGCCGTCGTGCTCGGCGCGATGCAGGTCAACGGCGTCTTCAACGGTCGTGGCAACATCATATCGGTCGGCGGCGGTAACAACTTCCTGGGCTCGCACCACGAGGGCAGTTCCTGCGTTGGTTTCTGGAACGCGGCCAACGTGTTCTATTTCGGCAACGCCGATGGCAATGGCATCGTGCAGCCCAACCCGCGCGTGACCATCGACACGGCCAGCAACGTCTGGGTGAACAACGGCGGTGCCCTCACCGCCGGTTACGTGCGCTCGACCGGCACCGTACAGGCGGACGGCTCGGTCAACGCCAACGGGAATGTTTCCGGGTCCACCATCTCATGCGCTGGCCGGGCCACGCTCAACGATATCATGTGTAGTTCTGGTGTGTTTCGCGTCGCCAACAACGACAATTACTACATGAACCGGGGCACCGACGGGACGTGGAACTGGGTCGAGGGCGGCATCATCAACATGTCCGTGGACGCATCCGGGTCCATAAGCGCCCGTAACGTCATCACGGCGGGGACCAACTGCAACGCCGTCGGCGGTCAGATGGTCATGGGCTACGGCGGCAACGGTCGTGTCTTACAGTTCAGCCCCAGCTGGTACATCGACTGGAACATCAGCAGCGGTACTTTCTCGTTCATGCACCCCAGCTTCGCGGCGGGGACCTGGATCGTCTACGCCGACGGGCGCTGCTTCAACAACGTCGCCGATGTCGGCGGGCATGGCCCCTACGTCGATTACTCCGACGAGCGCGCCAAACATGGTATCGGCTCAACCGGCGTGGGGCTGGCCGAGGTCCTGAAGATCAAACCGATCCGCTTCCGGCGCATCGGCGATCAGTTCAAGGACCGCGAGGAGATCGGTTTCAGCGCGCAACAGCTTCGGAGCGTGATCCCCGAAGCGGTGACGGAGTTCCCGTTCACCCTGCCGGACGACGCGGGCGATGACCCGGCGCTCGGCATGGTGACGACGCCCATCGTCGCGGCCCTGGTCAACGCGGTGAAAGAACTGCAGGAGCAGATCCACCAACTAAGGAAACACAAATGAGCAAGATCGGACCCCGGAACGTCAATCCCAGTTCGAAAGGAAGCTCGCCCACGCATGTCGTGGCGGGCGGGCCGGGACACAGCTTCGCGCAGCAACCCATTCCCGGCCCCACTTCGACGGGCCAGCCCAAGTCGATGAAGAAAGCCTTGTCGAAGAGCCCCCAGCGGGGCATGGCCACCGGCTTCCCCGGCAAAGTTCGTTGAAAGGATAAGCACAATGCCCTCGTTCCTCTTCCCCAACGGGACGTTCTACGCCGACAACAACGTGGCACCGTTGATGGCGGCACCGGCTTCCGGCGCGGTCATCTCCATGACCGGTCCGAGCCTTTACCTGACCCCTCTGGCCACCCTCGCCACGCTGACCATCAAGCTCCCGATGAGCCCCAAGATCGGGCAACAGGCGATCATCATGTCCTCGGCGGCGGTGACCGCGCTGACCGTGCAGACGTCCGCTGGTGCCGCTATCCCCGGCTCGCCCACCGCGCTGGTGGCGAACACCAAGGTCATCATGCAGTTCATGGGCGGGGCCACGGGCTGGATCTGGGCGAAGTAGTTGCCGTCGTTCCTACACGCTAACGGCACGTTCTTTCCCGATGGGGGGATCGCGCCGCAACGTATGTCGCCCGGCAACGCCACGACTATTCGTATGTCCGCGCCCAGTCTCTACCTGACGCCCGCCGGTCCAGTGGGGGGTATCATGATTTCGTTGCCGCGCCCCGCCGGACCGGGTGCGACGGCGACGATCCTTTCCTCGCAGCCCATCGCCGCGCTCGTCCTGGTGGCGTTCGACATGGGCATACTGACCGGCGTGCCCACGGCTTTGGTGCCCAACACCAAGGTCGTGATGCAGTATATGGGCGGTAGCAACCTGAACTGGGTATGGGTGAAATAATCAGGTGGTATCACTGGCGGTAAAGGATTTCGGCGGCGAGATACCAAGGCGGGGGCCCAGGCTCCTGCCCGACAACATGGCCGTCGAAGCCGTCAACACCGATCTGGCGAGCGGACCGCTGGATGGGCTGCCGCAGCCCAAGCCGATCATCGACCTGTCGGGTTCGGCCCCGTGGGAGGTGCGCCGGGCGTATCGGATGCCCGGCCCCGTCGAGGGCCAGCCGGACGTATGGTTGCCCCTGCCGAGCGAGTTCTCCTCGGTGTGCCGGTCGCCGCTGGCCAACGATACGCTGCACCGGATCTTCTGGACCAACCCGCCCGGCTCGCCGGACGCGGGGGCGTGGTGGAACACCTACGAGCGCCTCGCGGCGGGCGGCACCGGGGGCAATGCCCACTGGAACATGGGGTTTCTCCCACCCGACATATCCGCCGGGGCCGCGCCGGTCATCTCGTCGGTAACCGGCGGGACGCCCGACATACCGCTGGTGGAACGGTCTTACGTCTATACCTTCATCGACACCTACGGCACCGAGAGTTCGCCGTCCGCGCCGTCGAACGTGATGGCCGGGACTTCCGACGGGGTGTGGCACATCACCAACCTGCCAGCGACCGCGCCGCCCATGCCCGCTGGCAAGGTCTACCCGCCGCCGACCAGGACGCGCCTGTACCGAACGCTGACCGCCGCCACGCAAGGCGCGCAGTTCTACTTCGTCGTCGACCTGCCCTTTGGGACGACGGCCTACGACGACGTGCTCCCCGATACGACGGTAGTAAACAACAACACGCTGCTCAGCGTGAGTTTCGCGCCCCCGGTGGACGGGCTGGATGGGCTGCTGTCCATGGCCGGTGGCATGATGGTGGGGTTCACCCGGAACACCGTGCACTTTTGCGAGCCCGACCGGCCCAACGCGTGGCCCGCCGGATACGACCAGAGCCTGATGTATCAGATCGTCGCCCTGGGCGTGTGGCAGCAGCAACTGATCGTGCTCACCCACGGGTTCCCCAGCACCGGGGTGGGCAACCGCCCCGACCAGTTCACCTTCTCGCAGATCCAGACAGCCGAGCCCTGCGTCGCGCGCGGATCGGTGGTCACCGATCTGGCCGGGGTTTATTACGCTTCCCCAAATGGGCTGGTGGCGATCAACTACTACGGGATGCAGAACCAGACCCTGAGCAATATGACGCGTGAGATCTGGGCCAACGTGTATAACGCGACCAAGATCATCGCCGCCCGGCACCGCGCGCAATACCTCGCGATCAACGATACCGGCGAGGGCTTTATCATTGATTATTCAGAACAACGCATGGGCATCATCCATGTCTCGCCCTTCGCGGATATCGTCTGCGTGTGGAACGATGTTTTCACTGGCGACACCTACATGATCGGCGACGGACGGGTTTACCAATGGGACGCGGTTGATACGCCGTCACTGACCTACCGGTGGGTGTCACGGGAGTTCTACTTTCCCGCCCCCGTGTCACTGGGCGCATGTCAGGTGGCGCTCGATCCGAGCGTGGTCGACGCCGCGCCGCCGCGCATCCTGCCGCCCGCCGACGTGGTGGACCCCACCCTGATCCTGCCCAACGGTGTCAACGCGCTCTTGCGGCTTTACGTGGGCACGCCCGCCGAACTGGTGCACGAGGAGTGGCTCCAGAAGGAACAGTGCATCTTCCGGTTTCCCTCCGGTCGTAAAGCCTTCAACTGGCAGTTCGAGATTGTCTCACGGGTGCCCATCCACTCGGTCGAGATGGCGTCCACGATGCGGGAACTGAAGGGTGTCTAGGAACCCCAACGTCCCGCCGGTCCCGCTGCCGCTGGCCGATATCAATTCCCTCGTGGCATCCGTCACGCAGATGCGTCAGGGCGTGGAGTCTCTCGGCGGGCTGCGCGGCGACGACCTGGATCGCGCGGCCACGCTGCGCGAACTGAAGATGGCCACTGGCGAGGCCAGCAACCAGGGCCCGCCTGGGCTGACCGGCCCGCCTGGGCAGTCCGGCCCGGCTGGTCCGGCTGGGCCCGCTGGTCCGGCTGGCGCACCGGGAACACCGGGCACCCCAGGCGCGGCTGGTCCGCCGGGACCCGCTGGCGAGGACTTCAGCGGCGGCGGCGAGATGACCGGGCCGTTGACCGTGATCATCACACCGCCGATCACCGAGACCTACGGCATCGCCGTGGAGGGGGTCGTGGTCACGCAGCCGGGGCTCGCCGACGGTTACGCGGTGAACCCCCTGGGCGTCGGCGTGCACTGGCAGAACGGCTTCGTCTCGACCGACAACGCCTCGGTCAACGGGCTGGCGCTGGGCTACCAGGGCTTCACCTCGGGCAACAACCGGTCGAGCCAGCCGATCATCCTGTACAACAGCGATGCCGCCGGGCTGCGCCACCCCATCACCATTCAGGCGCGCGGCAGTAATCAACTGGCGATTTTCGGCGACACGCCGCTCAATGTGCAGATCACGGGCGATTTGCACGTCAGCGGCACCATCGGCAAGGTCGCCGAGCTTGAGGAGCGCATCGCGCTGCTGGAGCTACGTCTGACGGATGCCGGGCTATGAGAGAGATCAGGATCGACCACATCCCCGACGGCGAGTGGGTCATGACCCGCGTGGGCGGGATCTACAACGAGAAGACCGATCACGTCGTGGCGATGCACCAGAACGGCAGGATCGCCGGGGGGCTGGTATATACTGGGTATCTGGGCGCTTCGATCATGATGCACTCGGCGGGGACCGAGGGTAACTGGGTCACCAAGGACTTCCTCTGGATGATCTTCCATTACGCGTTCGTTCAGTTGGGATGCCGTAAGGTTCTCGGCCTCGTCCAGTCGTCCAACGCCCGCGCCCTGTCGATCAACATGCGGCTTGGGTTCATCCCCGCCGCGCGCATCCCCGAGACTTACGTGGATGGGTCCGACCTGATCATCCTGACCATGGACAAAGCTCAGTGTAAGTGGCTCGCCATGACACCGGATAAATACCGTAGTAACACGCCTGACCTGTCGGAGTTTGTGTAATGGGTGGTAAAGGTAGCGCACCGCCGCCTCCCGATTATTCGGCGATGGCGCAGTCGTCCACGGACTCGGCGAAGATCTACGCGGACGTGTCCCAGCAGCAACTCGACTGGGCCAAGGAGCAATACAAGGATCAGGCTCCGCAGACCAAGCAGTTCATGGACGAGGCGCTGGCGTCGTCGAAACAATCCAGGGCCGCGCAGGACGAGCAACTCGACAACGCGCGTAAATCGCAACAGTTCTACGAAAGCACCTACCAGCCCATCGAGTCCCGGCTGGCCAAGGAAGCCACGGATTATAACTCCCCCGCGCGTGCCAATCAGGCGTCGGCCATGGCGCAGGGCGACGTGGCCACGGCGTTCTCGGGCCAGCGCGCCGCCGCCCTGCAAACCCTGGAGGGGTTCAATATCGACCCCAGCCAAACGCGTTACGGCGCGCTGGACCTGGGCACGCGGATCTCCCAGGCGGCTGCCCAGGCCAGCGCGGGCACGCAGTCACGGCTGCAGTCCGAGGCGGTGGGACGCGGGCTGGAGACCCAGGCGGCGAACATGGGGCGCGGCTACGCCGGGCAGGTGGTCAGCCAGTATGGCGGGTCCACGGGCGCTGGCACCGCCGCCACCGGCCAGGGGGGCGCGGGCATCAACGCCGGGATCAACACATCCAACGTGTACGGGTCCATGATGGGCAACCCGACGCAATGGGCGAGCATGTCGAACACCGCGTCGAACTCGGCCATGAACGCCACGAATACCGGCTACCAGAACCAAATGGCCGGGTTCAACGCCAACGCGGCCATCGCGCAGAACACCACGTCGGGCATCGGCAGCATGGTCGGTGCCGCCGCTGGCGTCGCGGCCATCGCGATATGATCGACCAGAACAAGCTCAACGAGGCATCCGAACAGGCGCACAAAACCGGCTTACGGGTGCTGCAGGGTTTCCGCCTGGACACCACCGACCAGGGCCACGTCATGGCGTTGCTCCACCACATGAACCCCGGTCAGGGCACCAAGTGGGTGGATGTAGGATGCGGCTTCGGCGAGCCCGCCAAGCTGATGAAAGAGCTACGGCCCGACCTGCTGTTCTGGCTGGTGAACAACAACACGTTCCAGCTGTCGAAATGTCCCACCGACATGCCGACGTTCTGCTGCGACATGAACGAGATGCCCTTTGATCGTGAAGAGTTCGACGGGGCGATGTTCCTTTATTCGCTGTGCCACACGGACGATTTCGTCATCACGTTGCGTGAGGCGGCGCGCGTGGTGCGACCGGGCGGCAAGCTGTTCGTCTACGACTACGTTCGTTTCGAGGGCGACGACCAGCTGTCCATGGACCACCTGAACGCGCGGTTCATCCCCTTCGACATGCTGCGCGCCGTGGCCAGGGCGGGCGACTGGGAGTTCGAGTCGTTCGTGTTACCCCGAGGCAGCGACGCGATCTTCCGGTCCGTCATGCCGAACCAGTATTTATACGCGCAGATCTTCAGGGGGCTCCGTCCGATCATATGGAAAGCGACTCGAACGGGATGGCTTCCCAAGGCATGATCGACCTCGCGCCCTTGTTGCGGCACGCCCCCGGCAAGCGCGCCCTGTCGTTCTCCGGTGGCAAGGACTCGATGGCGGTCGTGGAGTTACTACGGGAGTATCTCGATGAGATCACGATCTACCATCTCGATACGGGTGACCTGCTGCCCGAGATGCGCGAAAGCGTTGCGCGCGTGGAAGCGTTCGCGCCTCACTTCGTTCGTGTTCAGACGGACGTATCGGCGTGGATCGCCGTTCATGGATTGCCGACAGACCTGCTCCCTTTCCACAGCCACGCTGTCGGGCATCACCTTGGACAAGCTACCGCTCACTTGGTCGGGCGTTACGACTGCTGTTACGCGAACCTGATGTGGCCGTTATTCGAGCGCGTCTACAAAGACGGCTGCTCGTTGTTGATACGCGGCACCAAGCGGGTGGACATGCCCCGGTTGCCAGCCGAGGACGGCACGGTCGCCGACGGGGTGGAACTCTGGTATCCGCTGTTGAACTGGTCGAACGATCAGGTGTTCGCCTATCTCGGGGAGCGCGATGTACCGCTCCCGCGTGTCTATGATTATGTAACGAACTCGCCCGAGTGCGCGCGTTGTTCCGCGTGGTGGGGTGAGGGGCGATCCGCCTACCTGAAGAAATACCACCCGGAACTATGGGCTCAGTACGACGCGCGGCTGCAGGTGATCATCGACGCCGTGGCACCGTCGCTGGCCCTGCTCCGACAAGAAGCGGGGATAACGTAGATGGCGCTGTATCTGGGATCTTTCGCTGGTGGGATGTTCAGCGGCGCGCAGAGCATCTTCGGCCTGTATAAAGAGTATCAGGGCGTCAAGCGCCAGTCGGAACTCGACGACATCGCCGACAAGCGCAAGGCCGCGCGCGACGAGGAAGAGGCGGGGATCAAAAAGGGCGTCGGCGGCTCTCGCGCCGTGCCCGGCACGCAGGACTTTACCGGGACCGGCGGCGAACAATACGGCCCGCCCGCGCCGACGCCAGCATCCGCGCCGGGGGGCGAACAATACGGCCCGCCGGAAGCGCCGGAACAGTATGGCCCACCGGAAGCGCCGGAACAGTATGGCCCGCCGGAAGCCTACGGCCCGCCCGAATTATACGGCCCGCCCCGACCGGGCGAACAATACGGCCCGCCCGCGCCGCCCCAGCCCAACAACGTCCGCGCCGGACGCACGGGCTCTCCCCCCGGTCGCCCCGCGTCGCCGGGTATGCGCGGTCGCGGCGGTTCGGGTGTCGCCACGCCGCGTGGCCAGTACGGCCCGCCGGAAGACCCCAACATGGTGGGCGGCATCTCGCGGCAGACGTATCCCTGGGACCCGGCGAACCCCATCGGCACACAGGCAATCGGCGCGAACGGTTCCGCCGTCGACCCGCGCTCCATCCAGCCGGGTGCCGCGTCGGACGTCGCGGCGCACGAGGGCGTGCAGCCAGAGCCGTCCCCGCCCCCCTCGCGGTATCCCACGGAGGTCACCAACCAGCCGGTGGGCACGACGGTTGGTCTGGGCGGTGGCCCCAGCGCGTTGTCCCGGCCCAGCGCGATCTCGAACCAAAGCCGGATCTCGAACCAGCCGGTTGGAGCCACGACCCAGGGGGCACCAACCGGGATCTCCAGGACCGCGCCCACCAATCAGCCCATCCCGAGCCAACAGCCGGGCGGGCCTTACATGCCACCGGCCCAGCGCGATCCTCGGCCCCCGCAGCAGCAAGGCCCGACCGAAGCCATTCCGCCCGGCGAGACGGTGCGGGAGGGACCACAACAAGGCCCGCCCGAGACACAACAAGGGCCTTACATGCCGCCGCCCCAGCGGGACCCCCGGCCCCCGCAGCAGCAGGGTCCCACCGAGGCGATCCCAGGAGCGCCACCGCCGCAGGGCGTCGGTGGCCCGGTCATGCGCGGCGGTCCAGGCGTGCGCGGCGGGATGCCACAGGCGTCAGCCGAGCCGCCCTCGCTGGGACGTCGTTTGCTCAACTCCATCATCAGTCCCGCGCACGCCGAGGAGGTGCCGCACCCCGAGCGCGAGCCCGGTGCCATTCCGCCAGGAGGTGCCAGTCCTCCCGGAGGTGCCAACGCACCCGTGGAGTTCCCCCCGAAGGGGCCGGTCCAGAACGTGCCCCCCTCGCCATTGGCGGGGCAGACCACGGCGGCACCGCCCGCGCAGACGCAGGGCATCACGACGGCGAAGCCACCCGTGGCGGCGGCACCCACGGGCGGACCGCCGTCCGCGCCAGCGGTCACGCCACCACATCCCACGGCGGGACCGGTCGCGGTGGCGGGCACCCAGGGCAAGGTCGAGCAGTCACAGTCCACGCCGCCCGTGCTGGCTCCCCCGGTGAGCGTTTCCTACTACAACCAGACCAAGGCGAGTCACCCGGAGCGCATCGCCATGGTCGAGCGCGCCATCAGGGCCGAACACGCCGAGGGGCTGGTCTCGCCCGAGTACATGCTGGCCACGATTGCCCGCGAGAACCCAGGCTGGAACAACAACATCGACCACGGCACGGGCGTGACGGGCTACCGGTCCAGCGCCAAGGGCATCGTGCAGATCATCGACAGCACGCGCCGGGGCATCGACCCGAACGGTGAACTCGACTGGCGCGACCCGGAGCAGAACATCCGGTTGGGCGTGCGGCTCTACAAGGAACAGGCGAAGTCCCTCGGTGCCAACTCATTGCAGAACGCGATGGTCTACCGCGCCGGTTACACGTTCCTGAATGGCGTCAAGAACCATGGCTGGGATGGTTATGCCGCGCTGGGTCCAGAGCAGCGCAGTCAGGTCACCGACATGATGAAAATGTTCCCCGGCACCAAGCTGGCGGACATCCCGCTCCCGGCCACGGGCGCGGGCCACGGCAGCTACGACGCGGCGGGGTTGTATCAGCGGGCGCAGAAAGAAGGCCCCGATGGGTTGCTACGCGGGCTGGCCGAGACGGGACCGGCGGGCCTCGGCATGTCGGATCGCTGGCGCGCTTACCAGGGCGCGCTGGAGGATCACCTGATCCGGTCCGGCCACCCCGAAATGGCACCCATGGCGGCTGAGTGGACCGCGCAGATGTCGCACCAGGGGACCATCTCCAACCTCATCGCCGCCGATCAGGCGATCATGGGCGGGGACGCGCACACGGCCATCCAGTATCTCGCCAAGGCGCACGCGTTCTTCCCCGACGGCACCTACGCGCGTTTCGGTGCCGACGATAAGGGCCAGATCTGGGGCTACCAGATCTCCGAACAGAGCGGCAAACCCACCGGCCCGCCCCGGATGGTCACGCACGATGACGTGGCGAAGATGATGGTCGGGCTGCAGAACCCGGTGACCTACGTGAAGACCATGCAGGAGATGCGGAAGAACAACGCCGCCATTGATCTGAGCGAAGCGCACGCGGACTACTACAAGCAGTTGCCGGGCATCAAAGAAGAACAGATGAAAGCGGCGCAGGAGAAGGAAGCCGCGCGGCAACAGGCGGCGCAGGAGAAGGAAGCCGCGCGCCAGCAGTCGGCGACCGAGAAAGCCGCCGCCGCCGAGAAAGCGAGGATCGAGAAGCAGGACCTCATCGCCGGGCACACCAAGGACGTCGATGACGAAACGGCCAAGGTCTACCCGCCCGAGCCGACGGACTCCGCGCGGTTCACGCCAGAGGAATACCCGATGGCGGCGAACGTCTACCGCCAGCTTCGCAAGCACCCGGAGGTGGGTGGTGCCGACATGAGCGGCACCGACGCCTACCGTCTCGCCAACGGCCTCGCCGCCGGGGCGACGGAGGGCTCCAAGAACCCGCAGCTGAAGATGCAGTTGCTGCCCTCCAACAAGGAGGGCCAGGAACCGGCCTGGGCCATCACGGACAAGGACGGCAAGGTCCAGAGGCTGTTGACCTACCAGCAGGGCGAATACGTGCGCGGCATCATCGGGCTCGCCGGGTCGGCACCCTTGAAGGCGGGCGCGCCCCCCGGCGCGGCGGCACCCGCGCCAGCCGCCGCTCCCGCGCAACCAGCGCCAGCGGCACGGCCACGGGCGTTGCCTGGACCGGGCGGTTACGCGCCACCGGCTCCCCCGCCAGCGCCAGCCGCGCCCTTGCAGGTGCGGCCACCCGCGCCCCGGCAGACCGGCACGAACCCGCGTGGGCCAGAGCCGGACGATCCGATCTTCGGCAAGATGTCGGCCTTACCGAGGCAGGGCATATCCAGGATGGCATGAACCATGGCGTATGATCCCGACGACGATGCCGAACTCGATACTCCGGTAGTAAGCGAAGGCCCGGCTGACCCGGAGCGAGAGTCGGCGTGGGACTGGCGCGAGCAACAGGCCACACAGCCCACCGCGCTGCCGCAACGCCCGTTGCAGGGACCGGCGCAACCGGCGCAGCCGGAACAGGCACCAGCGCCTAAAACGGGACTGACGCGGGTCAACGCCCCGTCGCTGGCTGACCGGGCGTTCGCCAAGCGGGCACCCCGGCTTGAGGATTACGATACCGCGAACCCGATCATGACCGTCGGGAACGCGCGCGAGCCACCGCCGCCCGAGGCGGGCGTCGGGTCGAACCTGCTGAGCGTGGTATGGAAGGGCGTGCTGTCCAACGCCGCCGATATCATGGGCGCGGCGCGTTTCGCGGAACAACAACTCACGTCCGATCCCGAGACGAACACCTGGATCGAGGAGCAGCGCAAGTCACTCGAAGAGCAGGTCGCCAAGGATTACTCGGACCCTAAACTCCAAAAGATCATGTCGGCCAGCTGGATGTCGATGTTCGGCGGCAGCACCGACGCCAAGGGCAACCATATCCCCACCCCCGGTGAGGTCGGGTGGATGAACTACTTCATGTACAACACGGCCTCGATGATCCCCACGGTCGCGCTGGCCGTGCTACCGGCGACGACCACGGCCAAGGTCGCCACCAAGCTCATGTCGTCGATGGGCGCGGTGTCGAAGACGGCCAAGGCGGTCGGCACGGCTGCGAGCATCGGCGAGTCGGCGGGACAGTTCGGCCTTCAGAACATGGGCGCGCTCTACAACAGCGTGTCCGAGGAAGTGATGCGGACGCCGGAAGCGGAGATGCGCAAGTCTCACGCTTACGTGGAACTGCGTAACACCGGTCAGTCCGACGAACAGGCCAAACAAACCCTCATCAAACAGACCATTCCGCCGATGGCGCTTCAGGCGTTGCTGGTGGGCGGCGCGGTCGGAGCCGGGTTCCTCGGCATGGCGGCGCGCGGCGGGATCGCACCGCTGGTGGGTCAGGGACTGAAGGCGCGCATCGTCGGCGCGGGCGTCGGCGCGACCGAGATGGGCGCGATGATGGGCGGGCAAGCCGCCGCCAATACGGCCCTGGGCCAACAGGCCGAGCAGGGTATCGGCATCCGCGAGGGCTACGACACCGACGCGATCCGCGCCAACGCCGTCGCGGCGGCGGGCGGAAGCCTGGGCATGGGTGCCACGTTCGGGGCCTACCATCCGCCCGTGGCGAGGCCGCGCGCCGAGCCGCGCCCCGCGCCGGACGTGGCCCCCGATCACGACGCGGCACTGAGGGCGGCGTTGCCGCAGCCAGACGCCGCGCCCGATACGAGTATGCCACCACCCGAGCGCAACCCGCTGGCGACCGCGCCGCCGCCCGAGGCCGCGCCGGGCGAGCAGCAGGAGATGTTCCATCCCACCCAGCACGGCCCCACGGTCGAGCCGGGCATGGCACCCGAGCCCCCGGCTCCCGAGCGCACGGAGTTTCCACCCTCCATGTCGCCCGTGGACACTGGTGATCGCACGCCCGGCTACAGGGAACCACAACACCCATCGTATGCGCTCACCGAGCCAGAGCCCGGCAAGCGTCCGGCGGTCAAACCGCCAGAGCCCGGCTTGCCCATCGTCACCGAGCCGACGGCGGACCCTGGGCTGGGGATGCACGGAGCGGAGCAGCCGGACCTGCTGGGCGGCGAGCCGACGCGCTACGCGCCGCCACCAGAGTCCACACCCCCGGCACCCGTGGAAGCGACAGCCGCCCCACGAACTGTCGACAGTTCACGGGGCGGATCGCGCGCGGCACCGGGAGAACCACCTCCATCGGCGGGTATGAAGGTCGGGGATATCCGTGACGCGCTGATGTCGGAACACGGCATGAGCCTGTCCGACGTGAAGGGCATGAGCGCCGCCGACGCGCGAGCGCGCTATGATAAACTCTCGGCGCAAGCTAGGGTTGGCGAGGGTTCAGCCCCCACGACTGGCGAGCGGTCACGCCCCGGCGAACCAGTAGTGGCCCCGCCGACCGGAGAGGCTCACTCCCCTCAAACGTCGGCGGGGGTTGAGACCCCGGCCACGAAAGCCGTGGCGGCGATGGGTGAAGCCAAGGCGGCGGCGGGCGAGGCCAAGGCGGCGGGCGAGTTGCGGGCGCGCCTGGACTCGTCGAAGAAAGCCCTGGACGAAGCCAAGGCGGCACGCGAGGCCACTCCCACGCACGGCCCCGAGCCGCGCGTCACCGAACTCGCGGCGGAAGTGGCGGCGACCAAGGACTTCCGGCCCGCGTCGGAACCTACTCCGGTAGTAAAAACCCCAACGGTGTCCGAGACGCTGAAAGAGGCACAGGCGGCGAAGGGTCCGCCCGATGCTCAGAAGCGCAAGGAACTGCGCGCCCTCGGTGTCCCCAAAGCTGGCAAGATGAACAAGGCCGAGCTTCAGGAAACCTACGCGCGCGTGATGAAGGAGCAGGAGGAAGCCAAGCGCGGCTTCGTCGCCGAGCCCGTCAAGCCGCCCGAGCCCACCAAGGCGAGGATCACGCTCGAAGCCGAAGCGCCCAAGGCCGCGCCCAAGGCGGCTGAACCCAAGGCCGCGCCCAAAGTGCCCGAGCCCAGGGTCGCGCCCAAAGCGGCTGAACCGGCGGTCAGGGGCACGCTCAGGGCATCTCCCAAAGCCGCCGAGAAACTCAAGGAAGCCGCGCCCAAACCGGTCGAGAAGAAGGTCGATGCGCGGGCCGAACTATCGGAAGAGGAAGCCACGGCTGATCGCGCCAAGGAGATCGCGCGCGGTAAGGCCATGGAGGATATCGGCTTCGTCACGCGGAACACGGTCAACCGCGCGCCGCCCGGCACGCCCATGCACAGGGCCATGCGTCAGGCGGTCGAGGATCTGGGGCGGCTGGTCAACCTGACCGATGGTTCGCGCGAGCATATCACCGACGTGACCAACCGCATGTTGGAGCCCCGGTCCGGCGATACCGAGATCGCGGCCAAGGCTCGCGCCGAAGTCGCCAAGGCTTACTACGAGCGTAACATTGGCGAGAAATACAACGAGCGCACGGGCGATGAAGAGGGAGCCCCGGTCAGCGAAGCCGCCGCCGCGCAAGCGGAAGAGGTCGCCGAGCGCACCGCGTCCGCCGCGCAAGGTCCGGCCAAGGCCGAGGACATCGAGGCCAAGGGCACGGGCGGCGGCACGGGCGAGAGCGCCGGGCAGACCATGGGCCTGGAGACCAAGAACCAGGACGTCACCAAGACATCCAACTCGGATCGCAAAGCCGGTGACTGGTTCAAGAAGATCCTCGATACGTCCGACCCGACGACGGTGCATGACGCCGCCGATACTTACGACAACGTAAACGGCAGGGGACGCCCCCGCGACAAGGAGTATGCCACCCTCGCCGACGCGCTCGCCACCGAGATCAAGCGCGTCAACACCGCGTCTAACTCCAAGCTGTTCCGGGATAATCTGGCCGAGATCGCCAAGCGGAAGATCGAGGGGAAGCCGGGCACTGACGCTTACGAGGCGCGGGTCAAGAAGCGCGACGCGGCGATGGACCGGATGACGGACGCGCTGAAGGACTTCGAGCCCGAGCGCATCCAGCAACTGGAAGCCGCGCTCAAGGAGCTTACCGACGCGGGCCGGGGCAAGCGCGCTGATATCGGCGCGAAGATGGGCGAGCGTATCGCCCGGTCGCACGAACTGGCACCCGACGCGCCGCGCGTCCTGAAGATGGCGCGTGACCCGCGTCTGAGCGCGGGCGTCGAGAACCTTATTCGCACATCGGAACGGAACGATGTCGAGTTGACCGACCGGGACGTGCTGAACCACATCATCAACGATCCGCTCGTTCGCAAAGAACGTCCGGCGTTGCGGGCGCTGGCCCAGCAACTGATCAAGGTGGCGCGGGACGTGCAGGTCATGACGCCGCTGCGCGCGTTCGAGCAAGGCCGCATCACCAAGGAAGACTACAACGCCTACACGGCGTTTGGCCGGTTCGATGCCAAGGACGGCAAGGGCAACGACTTCATCACCATCAACATCGACAGGGACCACCCGCAGGGCACGCACCTTGAGACGGCGCTGCACGAGATCACGCACTCGGCTTACTCCGACTACATCGCGTCGCTGGAGAAACAAGATCCGACCCACCCGGATCTGCTGGCGCTGGAAGCCATGCGGACGGAGATCGGCTGGCTCGCTTACGAAGCGCACAAAAAGGGCGAACTGGACAGCGTGGCGTACGAGAACATCCGTTACGCGACCAGCGATCCGCACGAATTTCACACCATGATGATGAGCAACGCCGACCTGCACGCGTTCACCGCGTCGCGGAAGGCACCCACGGACCTTACCGACGCGCTGGCCCGGCTGGGTCACTGGCCGCGCACCGGGACCCTGCGGTCCATCTGGAACAGCTTCACCAACATGGTGCGCAAATCGCTGGGCTTCGAGAAACCGAAGTCCGAAGCTGAATACACGCTGTTCGATCACGTCATCCAGCCCGTCACCGACATCGCCAATCGCGCGGCGAAGTTCAACCGGCAGCTGTTCCCGCGCGACGAAGCGGGCGTGTTGTTGCACGACCGGGCGATACGCACCGACGCCGAGCCGCTGAACTGGGGTATGCGCGACGTGCTGGGCGACAGAGCGGGCGAGGTGGCCACCCGCGCCCTGGCTCTGGCGGGCGACCGGCTCAAGCCGCCAGCCGTGCACAACCTGCTGCAGACCATCCACCTCGACCGGATGGTGGATCGCTACGGTAGTAAATTCCAGGACGGCGCGGTCAACCACATCAAGAACGTCCGCACGGCGGTGGAGCGGGCCGGGGTGGCGAGCCGCCGGTTCCTCGACAAGTTCAGCGCCGAAGCGGGCGAGATCACCCGCGAGCTTGTCAAACACGATGACGTGGCCGAACTGATGAACGACGCGGGTTATGCCCGTGCCGCGCTGGGCACGCGCGATGCCGCCGCCAACGCGCATCTGACCTCACGCGAGGAGCGCGCGACGCTGGCGGCGTTGCAGACCAAGTTCGATACGATGCCCGCCGAGAAGCAGGAACTGTACAAGAAGACCCGAGATTTCCTGAACAAAAAGTATGCCGCCGAGCGGGACGCGGTATCCAACAACCTGATCAATCGTTTCATGCCGGGTTCGTCGGACGCCGAGAAGGCGACGATGCGCGACATCCTGAAGAGCAAGACCAAACTCGATGCGTTCCTGAAGAAGCCCGAGAACTTCGCCATCGCCGACGAGAGCAAGCGCATCGCCAAGGGCATGGCCCATCTGACGCGGCTGGGCTTCGTCGACGGCGACTACTTCCCCATGCGCCGCTACGGCGACTTCGTGGTGGAGTATGGCGGGCAGCACGGCGATCCTGGGTATGGCGTGCAGTTCTTCGAGGGTGCCAGCGAGGCGGCGGCGTTCCGCAACAAGATGCTGGCCGACGGCGTGCCGGACGTGAGTTCGGTGCGCGAGCGCAACTCCATCGTCCAGCGTGGCGAGATGCGCCTGTCGCCCGTGGTCGAGCAGATGATCGACGCGGTGAAGAAGGACCCCGCGTTGCGGGCGCACGCGGCGCAACTGGAGGAAATGGCGGGGCACCTGCAGCTTCAGTACGCGTCGGGCTGGGAGAAGGACGCCGCCAAGCGCAAGTATGTGCTGGGCGCGTCCAAGGACGTGGCCCGCGCCATCGCCACCGACCTGGAAGCCTCGGGCCGTCGCATCGGCACCATCGAGCACGGCGGCGAGCGGGACGCCGCGCTGGAAGCGATGAAGCACTTCAACGACGCCACGGGCCGGGACCCCAACAACGCCGACAACACGGACCGGGACCGGGTTTATCACGAGTTGCAGCAGCGGTTCCAAAAGGGAGCCGAGATCAACCACACCGGCTGGCGCGGCATGGCCCGGCGCTTCTCCGCGTTCGGCTACGCGCAAAGCATGATGAGCATGTCGCGCGCCCCGGTCGAAGCCTACGAGATGACGTCGAAGATGCTGGCGTTCATCGGTGCCCGGCACGGGTATGGCCGCGCCGCGCTCGAACTGGGTAAGGCCCTCAAGGATCTGGGCCCTAAAATCGTCGCCCGAGGCGGGGCCAACACGCTCGACGCGCTGCTCGGCAAGCCCATGAGTTCGGTGAACTACCGGTTCTCCGAGATGGCCAAACAGCGTCTGCTCGACCGTGGTTACGACCGTAGTGAAGTCGATGCGTTCTTCAAACACTTCGACGACAACGGGCTGTTGGACAACACCCAGGCGGCATCGCTGCGGGAACTGGCGCGGCCCGGCAAGGTGGGCAACGTCTGGGACCGGTTCATCGAGGTGTCCAGCGCCCTGACCCACGCCACCGAGGAGATGAGCCGCATCGGCGGGGCGTGGGCCGCGTTCCGCACCGCGCGCGGCAAGGGCGAGGCGGTCCACGGCGCGCTCGACTTCGCCGAGAATACGCTGCGTAAAGCGCCCAACTACTCTGAAGCCAACCGGGCGCGCATCACCACGAGCAAGGGCTCGCTCGGCGGCATGGCCGCGCCGATCATGCAGTTCAAGCAATACGGGCTGAACGAAAGCTGGCTGATCGCCAACCTGTTCCGCGACTCGTTCAAGAGCGCCGACCCGGCGGTGCGCAAGGAAGCGGCCATGCAACTCGCTGGCACCATCATGATGCACTCGCTGGCGGCGGGCGCGCTGACGTGGCTGGCGGACCCGGTGCGCTACCTGGGCGGGGCCTACGATCTGGCGACGGGCAACAAACCAAGGGACCGGATGCTGGACATGCGGAAGTGGCTGTCCGAGACCCTCGGACCCACGTTGGGCGAGGTCGTCGGGGCGGGCGTGCCGCATCTGGCGGGCATGGACCTGAGCCACCGGCTGGGCGTGAACAACATGTTCAACATCCCCCAGCTGAACGGGTTCACCCCCAAGGACTGGGCCGAGTTCACCGGGCATCTGGCGTTCGGCGCGCAGGGCGAGGACACCGGCAACGTCGTGTCAGGCGTGGCCAAGATGGTGGACGGGGACATCACGGGCGGACTCACCGCCATGCTGCCGCGCATCCTGCGCGACCCGGTGAAAGCCTACGGGCTCGCCAACAAGGGCGTCACCGACAGCCGGGGCAAGGAGATCCTCTCCCCGAAGAAGATCAGCCCGCTGGAGATCGCCTATCAGGCCATCGGCATCACACCGTCGGATGTGAGCGAGGCGCGGATGGGCCGTCAGGCCATCGTCCAGGCTCGCGAGCAGGTCACCGAGACGCGGACCAAGCTCATGCAACACTGGCTGGAAGCGGACCCCGCTGATCGGGCGGACGCATGGGCGCGGATTGCCCGCTACAACGCCGACGCGAAGACGAACCTGGGGGCGAAGATCACAAGAGATCAGCTGGTGAAACAACTCAACGAACGGAAGAAGAGCCAGTCCTCGCCGGGCACGTACGGATTGAAGCTGCCCAAGGCCAGCGCCCGCCAACTGAAAGAATACGGCGCGTTCGCCCAGCACTGATTTACGACGGGCATAAAAATAGCCCCCGGCGATAGAACCACCGGGGGCAAGGGTGATAGCGTTGGGGTAATCTCGCGAGAAATGCTAAAAACTCGCGCTCGGAGCCTACCGCCGACGTAGCTGGGTTAGCAAGAGCATCTCCCGCTGAACTTCCAACATGTCACGTTGTATCCTGGCCTGTTCGACCCCCTCCAGCCGTCGGTCCAGGTTGTCCTGACCGACGCACGAGGGGAGGACGAGCAACACAAGAAGGCACACGGCACGGGGCTTCATGAGTCGCTCCTTGGGCTGATCGGTTTACTACCGTATTATCATAGGACATTCCGGGGGAAGGGCCATGGCCAGTAAGTCGCACGCCAACTACATGCGTAATCGAGCATGGTATCTGGCCCGCGAAGCATCGCCCGAGGGCGTCAAAAAGCGCGTCGAACGAGATCAGGCCCGCACCAAGGAGATCAAGGCGGGGAAGTTATCCCCGCACTCGAAACTCACGGTGGACCATAAGAAGCCCTTGTCCAGGGGTGGCGGGAACGCGACCAGCAATCTGGCGCTGGTAAGCGGCAAGAAGAACCGAGAGAAGTTCAATCACTGAACATGCTGTCGGGGGGCGTGAAGGTCGGGTATTTGTAGAACACCCGGTTACATTTGGCGCATCGAAACGCCATCCATATGGTGCCTCGATGCGTGCACGATACGACGGTGCCACGGTGCTGGCCCAGCCTGTGTAGCAGGGCGTGCCATAGTTGTTCGAACGTCATTCCGCCGCGACGGCTACTTCGGGCAGCTTGTCTTTCCACTCGGGTAATCCAATGGCGAGCATCTGTCGTATGCGCCCGTTGTCGTTGACACAAACCCGTTTGCCCATCTCTATGATCCTGCGTTTCTTGAGCAGGGGCACACGCCGGGGTGAGAAACTGTCTCGTCCCATGGCGTTGGCTTTGGCGATCTCTATCGTGGCCATGGGGTGTCCGTAATCCTGGAGAGTAAGAACCGTCAGTTCTTCCAGGACTGAAGCGTTGGTGTCGCGGGCCGCTTCGTGTGATGTATCCGGGTCGGTATGTCGAACCGCGCCGGAAGTATCATTGGGGCGTAAGCCAGCGACTATGGCTCTGGCCCGCCGCATACGATCTTCGCTTTCCTTACTCATATTGTTCACTCCTTGTGTGGTAGTCTTCGATCTCCTGATGGAGCAGCCGCGCCCGGCCCTCCTTGAACGCCGCGACCAGCACCGGGTGCTGGGCACAACCAATACACAACGCCACATCCACATTGTCACGCACGCCGATGGGACGTTCGCAGACGCCGCATGAGATGTTCCTCATTTCGACGCATCCGAGGGAGACTTGCGCAGCAGAGCCGCCACCGCGTCGTCGTTGACGCTGTTGGCGATGTCGGCCAGCCGCCCGGTCAGCGGGATGTCGATGACATGGCTCACGCCGCCAGCGAAGCCGGTGCCGCCGCCCAGGGATTTCCGATGTTGTACCGCGCCCATTTTATCCACCAGTTGTTTAATGATGACGGTGGCCGGAAGGCCCCGTGAATGTAGCCACTCGTTGAACGCCGCCCGGTTCACCCGCAGGATCTTCGCCGCCGTGGCGATCTGCAGCCGCACCACGTTGCCACGCGGCACGCCCGACATGGTTACCTTGCCCGCGCCGCCGCTGGAGAAGTTGTCGGTCCGCAGCCGGTAGTCGGCTTGCGAATAGACGAAGCCGTTGACGATCTCCTCCACGTCCAGACCGCCCGCCGCCGCCACCATGGTGCGGGTGGCCCGGCTCTCGCGCTGCGCCAGGAACGCCGTCTTGAGCACGCCCAGGATGCCCGGCACGTCGAAGTTAAACAGGCCCAGTTTACGTCCGTAGTAAGCACCGACCAGGGTGCATGCCATGGCGGTCACGCTGAACCGTTCGTCGCGCTGCATCTTCAGCCCGTCCGACAGCATCTTCATCGTCGATGAAAGTTTGTTTTGCACTTCTTGTAAATGCGTGGCGACGTACTGGAGATACACCCGACCGGCGTGCCCGTAGTTGGTCTCGCACAGCTTGATGGACTGACCCGCCATGGGATCGAACGCCGTCGGGATCTTCGCCATCTCGACCTCGAGCAAACGCGCCAGACCCGAGTCGGTGCCGTCGTCCCGCGCCAGCAAATAGTCCTGGCATGGACGGTTGGAGGTGAACACCAGCATGGTCTCCCACTCGCCCACCTCGCGCAGGGTGGTGTCGGAGTTCATGCGGGAGCGTTCCTTGCCCTGGGGGATGGTGAAGATCATCTCCACGAACGCGTCCTGATAGTCCTTGCGGACCCGCAACTCATCCCAATACCGTATTAAAATCCTCGGCTCGCTCAGGGATTTCATCACCGCGTTGGGCGTGTCCTGCATGGACTGCATGGACCTGGGATCGCCCCACACCGACTGGCCCACCTTGATCGCCGTGCTCTTGCCGATGCCGCTCTCGGTCGACCAGAAGCTCATGGTCATGCCGCGCACGTCGCCGCAAAGGGATATGAGCACGGCACCGAACGACGTGGCGATGATGCCCTGGCAGTCGGGACGGCCCCCCTCGAACAGCGCCGCCGCCTTGCGCCAGTTGGCCATGTCCCCGGCTGGCCGATACATGGCGGCGATCTTGGGGTCACCGCCCGGCACTTTGTCTATACTACCGTCGGTCTTGTATAGGGTTCCGGCGATAGCCACTCCGATCCGGTTGCCCCGCGCGTCGATGTTCCACCCGAAGGGCCTGACCACCTCGGTCTTTACTGTCTGCTGCAGCCGTAGCTGCGATATCCACGCCATTACGAAGTCTCCCGCGTGCGCGGCGGTATGCCGCGTGACCGCCACGCCCTGCTTCGAGAAGTAGCCCACCTGGATCTGCGTGGTCATGTCGGCTTCATTGGCCGCGACGGGATAGTCACGGCCAGCCAGCTTGTAGGTGAAGCTCAGCCGGTGCCCGCCCGTGGGCAGTTCATCCAGCCGGGGTTTCGCCACGTCGCCAAAGAACAGGAACACCCACTCGGCGTCCTCACCTTTGCCGTCCATGCGTTGGATGGCCGTCTCGCCCGCCAGCACCACCCGCCGATATTTGTAGGGCAGGTCTTCCACGTCCACGCCCAGCGACAAGGGCGAGGTGATCTTGTCCTTGAAGGGGCATGCCCCGCACACGCCGGGCCGGGTCATGTCGTAATGTTTGCAGGTAGGCGCTCCAAGAACCTTGCCGTCCGTCTCCTTCTCGGCCCGCGCGAACGCGGCCTCGGTCTTGTCGGCGTCGTAGTCCGCGTGGTCTTTGCTTATGGGATGGATGAAGTCCTTGCCGTCCCTGGTATGCACGGCCATCGAGATGTTGCCGAGATACCAGAGCGGGTATGGATCGCCCTCGCCGCCCTTGGCCAGGGACAGCTTGATCTGCTCACACCTTTTGGCGATCTCAGCGAACTGGAACCGGCTCTCGATGCGAGCCGACTGGTTCAGCCCCGGCCCACCCGGCGGGATGTAGGAGGGGCGTGGACCGATGGAGGTGACGGTGGCCCCGCCGTGGGTGCCGGTGGCCCGCGCCTTCTGCACCCCGATCCAGGGCGTCAGCTTGGCCATGATGTCGGCGTTGGCATAGTCGTTCGCCGACAGCTTCGGGAACCCCTCGACCGCCACCGGCTGGCCCGACTTGAAGTTGAACGTCCCAGGCGGGCGCATGATGCGCGCCCCGTCCACCGTGGGTGCCGTGTCGCCCACCCAACCGTGCGCGACCATCGCCTCGCGCAGCGCGTCGGCCATGGGTTGCCACTCACCGAGCGTGATGGCGGTTTCGAGTATCCAGTACCAGTGAAACCCGTAGCCGCTGTTCACCCACATGCTGGGCATGGGCAAGCCCGTGGCCTTCGTGAAAGCCTTGAGCCACTCGATGGCTTTACTACGGTCGTGAAATACCTTGGTGGCGTCTTTCTTGTCGCCGTCCCGCTTGACGTCGGCGTCGATGACCAGCGTGCGTATCAGATGCACGTTGGCCTGTTCGCGCTTGGCGCGGATCGTGGGCTCGCCCTTCTGCGAGGTGCCGATTTCGGCGACGTTGTAGGATGCGACAGCGAAATAGGCGTCGGCCTTGATGCTCGACGCCCATCGTAACCAACTCGCCGCCTGGGATACCTGTGCCGGTGGGAAACTTCGTGAGGCCCAGCCTCGTCCTTCGCCCTTCCATGTGATGGTCAGATAATTCCCTTGGACGGGAACCACACGCGACAAAAAGCCTTCTACATCCGCTGCCGTGTTCATTGTTGACCCCTAAGTGAAAGAGGGCGTGGCTGGCACCACGCCCCCAGAGGTCAACCTCAATCGTCGTTGAGCAGGTTGCTGATCTCGTCCTCTAACGAGGCGGGCGCGCCCTGGATGACCACGGTCGCCGCAGCTGGCGTGGCTGGCGTGGCGGAACCCGTCGCCTTACGGGCCGGTGCTGGCGCGGCTGCCGCTGGTTGCGGTGGCACCGGAACGGGCGGCGGGGGAGGTGTCGGAACCGGGCTCGGTTCCGGCTCGTCCGGCTCGCTGACCTGCGCCGCCGGGGACGGGCGGGCCAACTGGAGATGCGCCGGGCGCGCCCCCAGCGCCGAGGCCGGTTCGGATATCACGTCCGCCGTCGCGTCCTCCAACATGCGTTGGACGATATCGGAACGACCGTGCTCGATGACCGTGGAGTAGTCCTCCGCGCTCTCGATCCAGCCGATGCTGTTGAACGTCAGTTCCTGGTGCGTCACGGCGGGGTTGAACCCGATGCGCGTCACCACCTGGGAAATGTCGGCACCCAGCCGCTCAAGCTGGCGTGTATAACGGTCGAGATTAGCAAGCGAGGTCGGTGGGATGTCGAGCAACATGGCACCGCCATAGACGTCGTTGTTCACGTCGCCAGCGGGAACCATGGCGATGCGACGGCCATCGCGGCACGCCTTCGCCTTGCGTCCGTTCTCGGTCGTGGCCGAGCCCCAGATATTCTGCGGGCACGTGGCACACATGCTGTTCTGTTTGAGTGCGCTGGCCGGATCAGGTGATACCCCGTTCACGCTGAAGCAATCAGGAGCTTTGCTCTCGCCAGCGGCGAAACCGTTCTGATACCACTTCTTGCTGATCGCGCTGGCGATACCGACGACCACCATGTCGACGGATTGCACGGGCGCTTTCGGCAACGGCTTGCCCTGGTGGTCGGTGCCAGCCGACATTTCGATGAGGATCTCCTCCCCACGGTAACGCACGCGCCAGTTCTTGCCGCGAATTTTAAGCACCGCGAACGATGCCTGGAGATTGGCCCGCGCCGCCTGATTGAGGCGCAGCCCGTTCGACCCCATGAGGTGCTGCGGCGCGGCACCGAGGTTAACCAACTGATTGTCCATTTGTATCACTCCTTGTCCGATGTGGATAACTTGGCGGTGTCGCTGGCGCGTCGCACATTGACTACCACCTCCGACGAAGTTTCAACCCCCGGAACGGTTTCCTTCGTGGTCTCAGTTAGTTCCTGTAACGCGAGTTTGGAAATCCGTGCTTCCAAAAGATCCCACGCGTCATGCTCACGTATGTAACCCAGAGCCGCCGCCCAGTCCGTGACCTTGGCCGACGTGCGCACCGCCTGATAGGCCGTGCCATGTGGCGACTTCATCGACTTGAGCCCCGACTGGTGCATCGCTTCGAGCATGTAGGCTTCCAGCTTGTCGAGCGCGCTGGTGTAGGGCTTCATCGCCTCTTTATGTTGATCCTCCAACACCTTCTTTTTGTCACGAATTTTGACATACTTTTCAATCATGTTGTCCACGGTCATCCGTGGACGTTCGACTGTTTCACCCATTTGTTTCACTCCTCGCTATCAAACGTCGGTAACACCCTTCCGAAACCAGCACGCCGTTTGTCCCGGTGCATGGCATCTTCCATCTCGGCTTCACGCTCGATCCGTCGGAGGAAATCCTCCACGCTTTCGTTGGGGCGCTTACGTTGCCAGATCCAAACCGGCATCCCTCGCGTGCCATACGCCGCCATGTGTCACTCCTTTCCAAACACACGCCTCAGATCCTGGTTTAGCTCCTTGCCGCCACGTATGCCGTCACCCGGCGTGCTGCCGGTGAACACCATGCCGCGCATGCCCGGCTTGGTTAGCTTGAGATGCTGGCCCTTGGTTTTCGTTACCACATAGCCCCTGCTCTCAAGTTCACGTATGCGTTTGTTGGTACTCACATTGTTTTACTCCCGTAGTTGGTTTTTTCATTGCGCGGGGGGTGGTCAGCGAACTCACATTACGTTTAGAACGCCTTCTTTTGTTGATGGAACAAATCCAGCAAACAATTCTGCATACGCTGACGCTGACGCAACTTCGTGTACGTGGCCTGTTCGACGGGGGTGCCTACCATATGGACGATCATCGTCTTATGTTTCTGCCCTGGTCGATTGATCCGCGCGTTCGCCTGTTCGTAAATCTCAAGACTCGTGGTCGGCGAATACCAGACAATAGTGTCCGCCTCGGTCAGTGTCAAGCCATGTGCTAAAGTTTGTGGATGCGCAACGATTATCCTAGGCGTGGAAGTTCCCTGGAAATCACTGAAGATTTTATCACGCGCCGCACGACCGATACCGCCGTGTATGATCGCGATATCATATTTTTGTTTACGCAAATACGACGAAACACCGAGTAGCGCGTGCATGAACGGAACCATGACCAGTACTTTCCGCTCGGTCTCATCAAGCACTTCGGTCAACGCCGACAATCGCGTCGTCGCGTCCATTTCGTAGACGGTATGTTTGTCGGTATAGAGATAACCGCACGACACCTGTAGCAACTTGTTATGCAACACGCCCTGGTTGACCGCCGAGATGTCCTCGTTCTTCTGGGTCAGCATGTGGGCCTTGTGATATAACAGCGCGTAGGCTTTCTTCGCGTCCGCGTCGAGCATGACCGCCCGGTCGACAATCGAGCACTCCGGTAGCTCCATCACGTCATCGCGTGTGTAACGCACCGATGGCGACATGGCCTGACGCACGATGGTGTTCGCGTCCGGTTTCGGATACCAGCGGAACTGGTTGATCCGCCGCATGGTCAGATCCTGGAAGGACGTGAACGAGCGGGTGGTGCGCTCGGGTGTGAGCAGCCGCACCTGCGCCCAGGCGTCCGTTGGGGCGTTTGGCGTGGGGCTCCCGGTCAGCCCCCAGGCGTATTTGACGCCGGGATGGGCGATAAGGGCTCGCGCTGAGTTCCACAACTCCGTGCGACGATTACGATAAATAGCCAACTCGTCCAGAACAACAATATCAAAGCCCGCTTCCTGGACCGCCGTGCCGAGGACTCGTAATCCATGATGATTTACCACACATATGTCAGAACCTGAGTTCAACAGCTTGATACGTTTTTCTTTACTACCGTAGAGAACGACCACCCTGCGGCCCATCACCAGCTGGAACAGTTCCTTTTCCCAGACGGGGGTGAGCGTGCTGAGCGGCGCGACCACGATCATTCGTTTGGCCTGACCGGTCCGCATGAGGTAATCGGCGGCGTAGATGACGGATCTGGTCTTGCCGGTCCCCATCGAGCTTAGGACGTAGCACCGGTCGCTCTCGGACAGCAGCGCCGCCGTGGTGCGCTGGATATCCCACGGTTTGGTGTTCAGCCAGTCGTAGCGGGTCAGAATGGGTGCCGGGACGGGGATGCCCACGTTGCGGGCGATGCGGGCCTCGTCGGGCTTGTTGGGCAGCAGGAGCATCCGCGAGCCCTCCCACATGAAGGGCCTCGCGTGCGGCACCGCCGACGCCAGCGCGCCATCCCATGGGACGGCGACGTGCTGCCCGTCCTTGGTTATGAATGTGATCGGCGTTTCGGCGTTCATCCGTGCACCATGATCCCTTCCAGGTATTCCTCTAGTTCGCCAAATCCCTCGGTGTCGTCCATGCCGACGATCAGGAACGTCGTGGCTCCCGACCGGCGCATACGCTCCATGACACGCTCTTGCAGCCGCGTCGTGCGGCCCGACTTCGCCTTGGCCTCGATGGAGAAGAAGCGCCCGTTGGCGCAGCAAAGAAAATCAACGGTGCGACTGCCCAGCCCCATTTGCACGGGCATGAAATAGTATATCTCCTCTTCGTATCGGTCCAGTAGTTTCTTGATTTTGTCTTTGACCTTACCCTCTGGGGTGCTCATCTTTTACTCCCGTCATAAACTAATCAGCACATATGCTATGAGTTCGGGGTCGATGACCGCGTATTCGATCAGCATGTTCTCGAAGCGTTTGGTTATGGGCAGCATGGGTGCGCTGGCCAGCACGGTCTCGTTGCCCTTTCGGATGACCCTCCACCACGAGTCCCGCTTGTCGTCCCGATGGATGGCCACCCACGGCACGCCCTCGTGCATACCCACGTCGAACAGGATCTTGTCACGAACCTTCCGGGGGAACTGACGGCGCAACAATCGGGTTTGGATGCCATACGAAGCGGTGTTGCCGAAGTCTGTTATGTTATAGGTTTTCAGTTCGCTCCGGGGGATGCGCGTCATGGCGCATCCAGTAATATCCTGGAGATATGTTCGTCCGACGGAAACTTGTCCACGTCGTGCAGTTCAAGTTCGCGCATGTTATCGAAGCAAACCGTGATGCGGTCCGTGCCGAACTCCAACCGGGATATGCGCGCCAGCACCCGGAACGGTAGCTGATCAACCAGGATCTTGGTGCGCGCCTCGATGAACACGCGCAATGGTTGTACGGCCACGTACGGCGTGGACTGTCGCGCGGCCCCCAGAACATTCTGGTATGTGTTCGCCGCCTGTGCCGCGTTCCATTGCGCCGTGACGTTCGCGGCTATCTGTGCCTGTCGCGCCTGCGTCATGGCGATGCCGATGTTGTTGTAGTTTGGGTCGTTGGGGCCGTAACTCGGTGCCCCGGCTGCCCCGCTAAGGCCCAGCGGATCGACACCCATCATATCACTTCCCATGGAAGGGGCAGGAGGTAACCGCACACCACCGCTTACATAGCCCGCCAGGGTTTGGAGGATATTCCTGTGCTTGTCTGGCATGAACCATTTTCCCCACGCGCGGGAGGATGTCCCCCCAGATCTCGGTCACGCTCTCACGGGTAAACGTGGCGCGCTCGATATGATCGTAAGCGATGAACGCCAGCGCGGCGCGGATCTTCTTCACCTTCGTCGCATGGGCGAAAGTCACCACCGCCGCCAGCTGCAGCTGCGTCATGTCCTCGGTCGGCTTGCCCGTCTTGTAGTCGATGACGGTAGCGCGCTCGCCGTTGATGTTGGTGTAGTCCAGCACCATGCGGAACCACGCCCCACGCCCGAAAAACTTAGACGGTGACAGCGAACTGTCGAGCGCCAGCTTCTGCTCCGTGTGCACCGAGCCCTCGGCGTTGGCGAGCTTGTCCAGCAGCTTCTCGTGCGGCACCAGATCGGGCGGCAGGGGCGTGCCACGGCCCACGCGGGCGTCGAACGCCTCGTGGATGCGCTTGCCCTCGATCAAGGGCTTGCCCTCGGGCTCCTTGACGTCCTTGGAGACGTTGTAGGCGTAGTAGCGGCGCGGGCAGGTCTCGAAGTTCTTCAGCGCCGTGTAGCTCCAGGAGAAGCCCTCGGGGTTTACTACCGTCGTGCTCATGCGGCTTCATCCTTGGTTTTATGGGTCTTGTCCCATTTCTCTTGTTGTTCCGCCAGATACGCCGCTTTGTAATCATCCACGTTTTCGTAAACACGGTCATAAGGAACGCAGACCTTACCGTCCGGCATGGGATTGCCGGAACCCTCCATATTAGACCCCCAATCGTCCGTCATGATCGGTGTGACGATGCTGAAATCAGGTCGTTTCAGTGTTATGGTCCAGGCGACGACAGGAGCCAGGTACACTCCAACTTCGGTCGGTCTGGCGGTATGATCATCGGTTTCATTACCAACCCATGGCACATAGACAAAAGCATCCTTGGCCGCTGGAATTATAGTCGCCAGGAGATGGTCGGGATCGAAAGGCCGCTCCGTGGTATAGGTGGTCTTACCGTCGTAAAGCCGCCACGTTTCCGCACCTGTTTTCTCGTCCAGCGCTATCAGGCGGGCTTCATGGATGAGGTCCAGATTTACCCATCCATGCCCACCCGTATCGAAAAAACGGCTCATGTGTTCACTCCTTTCTCAGCTTCGAGTAACGTCCGTCCCCAGCCCCCTTCGCTCGCCAGCGGCAGGTCCGGTGCCCATGTGGGGGCCACGGCGAAAGCACGTTCCAATACCGCATCGAAGTCACGCACTTCGCTTTCCGGCACGAGGTAGTCATGGCTATCGTATGTGCTCATGAACGGGCGGTATCCCGAGTCGCGATGCACGGCGAGCATTATGTCGGTAACGACGATCCGAGCCAAGCCCTGAGTTATATTCTCGATGAATTTAGCGCCATATATTTTGCGCGGGCCACCGAACACGCCACGATAAGTCGTCTTACGCCCCCATACGCCATCGTCCGGTTCCTCCTTCAGATCCGGGTAGGCGATAGCCATGCCGTTGGGCAGGTAGACGCACTCGTCGCCGATCTCGATGACGGGGATGCCGGGGTCGGGCACGTCGCGCGGGTTGATCATTCGTTTCAGCGCGCCGTTGCCCCGCCACCATAGTTGCTTGATCGGCGCGTATTCCTCCCGGTAGAAGTCCACCAGCTTGGCGGCTTCCTCCAGGTCCAGGGCGACGCTCACGCCCCCGTTGCCGATATACAGGGCATGACGGAACTTCACATGGCCCGCGCCATAGCCGAGGCTCAGGATCGCGGTCTTGCCGGTGAAGCGTTCGAGCGTGTCGGCCTTGGTGATTTTACGACCGTAGAACTTCCATGCGAACTCGGAATAAACGTCGCGTCCCTCGCGAAACGCCTTGACCAGCTTGTCGCACCCGGCCAGCCACGCGACCATGCGCGCCTCGATCTGCGATGAGTCCCGATGCACGATGCGCATACCCGGTGGTGCCTCGATGGCGTCCCTTATGGGCGAGCCCCGGCGCAGGTTGGCGAAGTTATACCCGCCGTCGCCAGAGAAACGCCCGGTGTGCGCGCCGTAGTATTTGTAGGGCACCGGCATACCCACGTTACGCTGCGACAGGTTCAGCAGCGTGGCGGTGCGTGTCTCGTCGATGGTGGACTTGGCACCCAGGCGTACCGCCAGCGCCACCTGCGCGTCCAGGGGTATGTCGGGGTCGGCGCACAGATCCTTGAACTCCCGGTCGTTCCTGGCCAGCGCGAAGGTGGGCTGCCCGGTCGTGGGCGAGATCTTGGTCGGCGGCTCGACACCATACGACCGGAGTAACTCGGCGAACTTGATGTTCGAGGAGAACACCTCCTCGGGGATATGCGACACGCGAGCGAGCGACGCGGCCTTCTCGGCCTGGACCAGATGCAGGTACTCGGCCAGCTTGGCGGCGTTCAGCCGGGCCTGGGGCTCGATGAACATGCGCAAGCTGAGATCCAACACCTTTAGTTCGCTCGGGGGGAATACCTTGATGAACCTGTCGAAGATGGCGCGGCAGAGGTCCGTGTCGTGCGCGCAGTAGTTCGCGTAGGTGGTGCGCTCCATGACGTTCAGGCTGGCGAGCGTGCGCCCCATCATGTCCTGGACCGTGGTGCCCTTGGCTTCCAGTTTGAAGTGCGCCGCCAGCTTGGCCAAGCTGGCATAGGTCAGCACGGGCCGGGTTATGGCGTTGGCCATGCCCAGCGTGTCCAGGTAGAGCGCGGGGACGATACCGAAGCGCCACGCCAGTATCGCCCCGTCGAAGCGCATGTTGTGCGCCAGCGCCGCCGTCTTGCTCCAGTCGATACAGGCGAACCCGGCGCGTATCGCATCCTCGCCGATGTTTACTACCGTCGGTCGATCCCCCACTTTCATCGAACACATGATCGCCTCGAAGCGCGGGTCGAGGATGTAGTCCACCTCGCTCATTTTCTTCAGCGAGTATTGTTTGTCGTAGTAAGTCTCGAAGTCTATCGTAACGATCACCCACCCCTCCTATGTGAAAGTCCTGTCCGTCGGCAACTTCTCCCAGAAGTCCACGGTCGCCACGATGGGCTCCTGAGTATGGTCGTAGGGCGTCAGCATCATGCCCGCCGCGAGCACGGTGTCGGCCAGCTTCATCAGCGGGCGCAGCTGGTCCATGACCGTCGCGGCTGGCTCGTAGATAGCCAATGGCCTGTGCACGGCGTGCAACCTGTCCTTCCACGTATCGTGCCACAGTTTGTCGCTACTCCGTGACAGATGATAGGGCGTGCCCTCCACGTCATTGATGAGCGTGGCGAGCGTGGGCCACATGCGATGCAGGTGCGCGCAGGTTTTCGCATGTGCGCTCACCACGTCCCTGACGACCGCGATGGTAATCTCGGTCATGCGCTTTTGTCGCACCGCCCTGTTGAGCCACGCGGCCAGGGCCTTTTGCTTCTCCTCGGGCAGCGGCTCACGGTCGAAGTTCAGGCTCGCGTAGCCTTGCGCGCCGATGGCGAACGACAGCGTGCGCATGTAGCTGTCCGGTTCCTTCCTCAGGTAGATGGGCTTACGCAATTTGAGTCTGATGACGGCACCGCGAAGCAGCCCCGGCAGCTGCTCACGCTGGAAACCAAAGCGCCCGTCAGCATACGACGGGAGTGAAACCTTTTGCTTCGCGAGTTCGCGCATCGTCTCCACCTGATCACGCGGCATCGCCAGCATTTGCACGTCCTCGTGGTCGAGTGGGAAGTCCGAGAAGGCGTAGTCGAGCGTGCGTCCGCACAGCCGCTCCGCGCGCTGGCGCAGGAAGGTCTGCACGCTGTCGGAGATTTTCCAATTAGGCATAACTCACTCCTTCTTTATGTAAGCGTCATAGACACAGCCCGCGAGAAACCCGATGGCGAGCGTGATCACGATGTCGAACAGGTCGAACTTCGGATAACCGATCCAGTCCAGGAACGGGTTCATCATTGGTTGTTATCCTGCGGCTCGGAATGGATGGCGAAGTATTTGGGCGCGATGTGCATCACCAGCCCTTGCTTCTTCATGTTCGACAGACGCCCCGACGCCGTGCCGTTGGGCATGTCCGCCAGATCCGCCAGTTCCCTGGCCGTCAGCCCCTGCTCGCCCGCCGCTTCCAACGCGGTCTTCACGATGTCGACGGTCGGCGTGTCATAGGTCCTGGGCTTGTAGGTCCCGCGCTTGCGGCCCGTACCCGTCCTGACCTTGCGCGGCGGCAAGCCCTCCGTGACATACATGCCGTTGGACTTCACTCCGGTCGTAAACTCCGGGATTATTTCCGATGTCCCCTCGGGCAGATCGGCGATCATGCCCTGGATGACACGCATGTGCGTGTGCAGCATCTCAGCCTGAGCGCGCAGCTTATCGTGCTGCGCGACCAGATACCGTCTTACTTCGTCCATGTGTTCTCACTCCTCAGATTTTAATACGAACCGTGTCGCCGAACGGCCCCACGGCGTCGCCCGTCGCCGCCCAGATCACGGGGTAGGCTGGCGCTTCGTCGGGGAAAGTGCCCTCCATGTCCGTCAGATAGATCAGCGCGTCGGGACGCAGGTCCTGCTCCTTCACGTAGTCGAAGACAGGCTCGAAGCACGTGCCGCCGCCACCCTTGATGCCCTTCACGCGCAGGGCCTCGAACTCATCGACCGACCAGAGTTCATCGACCTGCGAGACAGCGGCATCGCAGCCGATGACCACGATGCGTTTGGGTCGCACGTCCTGCAGCACGCCGCTCAGTTCAGACATGAACACCTGCATCTCGTCCGGTCCGACCGAGCCCGAGGTATCGACGCCGACTACTACGGTATTACAACCATAACCGTTACGCCCCGGCATGATCGTGATCGGGTTCATCACCAACCTGCGCCGGTTGGGTTTCGTCCATGTCTCGCCGCGATAGCCCACCTTGCCCGTCACGAGCAGACGCACGTGCTCACGCCAGTTGATCTGCGGTGCCAGTATCTCCTCGACCAGACGCTGGATGCTGCCCGGCACGTCACCCATGGCCTTGGCGACAGCGTAAGCCTGGGCCACGGCTTCCTTGAACTCGCTCTCGCTGGGCAGGTCCGTGCCACCATCCGCGTCCGTGGACGGCTCCAGGATCTCGTCAAAGGTCCCGTCACCGTTGAGCGCCTGTTGGTCGCCCTTCTGTCCGCCCTGCCCGCTGCCCTTGCGCTTCGGTGGCGGCGGGCACATGCCCGGTTTGAACAGCCGCTCGTAGACGTCCTCCCACAATTCGCTGCCCTTGATGGCCTTATCGAAGAGCCACGCGGGATTGATCGTGCCGACGCCCGTCTCGACCAGATCGGCGTTAATACAGTAGTCAGCGCAGACGTTGCCGAACTTCTGATCGTAGGGCAGGTTCCTCAACTTGCCTTCGCGCTGGTAGTGGATCATCCGCGTGGGATGCTGGCTCACCAGATGGCTCATCTCATGGGCGAGGATGAACACCTGCTCTGGCACGGTGAACCCGCAGATGTAATCGGGATTGAGAAGTATGCGACGCCCGTCGGTCGCCGCCGTCGGCATGTCCTTCGTGAACACCTCACGGCCCAGCGAGTAATAGAGGTGGGAATAAAAGGGACTGGAAACCATGAACGCCACGCGGGCGATTTCCATCTTGCGCTCCTGCTCGGGTGTCAGGGTCGCCACTTTCATTTTAGCCATGTAGTTTCACTCCTGTAGTAAATTACACGCCTTCTTCGTTCGTGCGCAAGGTGGTGTTAAGCGCCTCGACGATGGTCATGCCATGACCATACAGCGCACGCCGCGCTATGATCACGTCGGAATGTCCGGGGCTATGAAACACGATGTCGTACCATGCCTCGTCCGTCTTCCCCCCGGCTCGCACGAGTCCGTAGCGCGGTTCATTCGTTTCCATGTTCATAATCCCCAGCTTGCCAGCTTGTTGTTGATCGCTTTCGCCTGTCGCGCCACGTCGGCCCGAGCTTCCTGAGACTGGCGCAGCATCTTCGGCGTGATGCCATCCAGCATCCGGTCGATATCGCTTACGACCGTATTAACCCGGTCGTCCCCGGCGCAGTTGAAACCGGGCAGCAACACGAGCAGTTCACGCACGTTGTCGATGGTGTTCACCTTGAACGTGGCGGTCGGGTCGTCGAGCCGCTCGATCATCTTGCCCACCACGTCCTTCACGCGGCCCCACATTTCCGCCTGGGCGGTGTTCACCGCCGACAGCTGGCGCGCCTTGAGTTGCTTGCCCAGCCGTTCGAGCATCCCGTCAGGCAAGCCCTGGAACGCCCCAGCGGAGGGGATGGGCAGGAAGTCGAACGAGAGCTTGAACGACTCCCGTATCTCCTCCTGATCGGGGTAGTCCTCGGGCGCGGCCATGCCCGCGAGGTTGGCCTGAGCACGCAGCACGAGGTCGGGATACATGAGCACGAAGTTATCGCGCTTGCCCATGGCGGTGCGGCGCAGCTTGCTCATCTCCGTGAGATACTTATCGAAGAGCATGTTGGGCAGCAGACGCGGCCCCTGCATACGCTGCAGCGCCGAGACGGGCTTGCTCACCCATGGCAGGGTCAGTTCATAGTGCGCGGCGCGAGCGGCCATGTAAGCGGCCTTCACGTCCTTCAGTTCAGTGTCGCACCCGGCGAGCAGGTTCTTGATGTACTTGCCAGTGTTGCCCACCGCGCCCGCGTCCTCCTTGATCTTGTCGCCCACCTTGCGGTCGGTGCGCTCGCCGGACCAAAGCGAGATCGTCAGATCCGCGAGTAGCGCCGTGGCCCGCACGGCCTCGGTCAGGTCGGCCCGTGTCACCGCGTCATCGTCTGGCACGGGTGCCTGGGAAACGTCCACATTAGAGTCCATTGGTTACTCCTTTGTTTACTACAGTCGTAGTGATACCATTATGATGCCGCCCCACATATGTGGTTCCTGGCTACCGAACCAGTTATTTATCCTGGTTAGTGTGTTGAGCCGCAGGTCCATGTCCGTGGGGACCACATGACGCCCATTGTCGCGGCACAGATACCCCTCGATCCAGTCACGCGCCGCGTTGATGGCGTCTTCTCCCACGAGGAAGAGTTCTTCGTGCTGTTCCACGTCATGGCGATACGCCCCCCCTCCAAAAAGATGCTGGAACCTACGGTAGAACATCCATATCTTGATGTGATCCCCGTTGACGGCCATCTGGGCGGCGATGTTGGCCATGGCCGACAAGTGCCTGGGTCTCATTATTCACTCCCGTCGTAAAGGTTGGGCTGGGCAGGGGGTAATTTCCCAGTATTCCCCCTGCCCAGGGGTTCAGGCCCGCGCCGCGATCAGCAGGTCCTTGTTCTTGATCAGCCACTGGCTGAACAATGGCGAGTTCGCCACCATCTTGGCGCGTTGCTGGTGTTTGGTGATGGTGCCCACCGCCAGCGTCTGCATCTCGATGTTGAGCCGCCCGATGTAGCGGATAATCTTGTCCCCATTGGTTGGTGACACGTTATGCGCCAGCATGTGCGCGCACACCATCTGCGCGTCCTTGGTGGCGGGGAGCTTCGCCGTCATCGGGTCCTTCTCGATGTCGGCGATGTCGGGGAGCATGTCGGCGAATTTGATGTGCGTGAAGTATTGCGCGCTCTCGCCGCCGCCGATCCAGCCCTGGCACACCTCACGCGCCACGTTGTCCGACGGTAGTAAACCACGCTGCTCATCCTCGTCCGAGCGCAGCGCCCGCAGATCCCGGTCCATTAGTATGAGCGTGCGAGGGGTGCAGAAAGGCCCGTCACCGGGAGGAACTTCCTCGCGGAACACCAAGTGTGGGTTCTTCTCCGCGAAGCTGACCGTGAGATAGTGCGGCTGCTCCTCCAAAGGCAGGTTGTTCACCCAGTCCAGCCACGTCGGCAGGTGCGCCTCGATGTTCACCTCCATCCGCCTGTTGGTGACGAAAGTTAACGCCCTCATCACGCCCGAGCGGTCGCTCAGGCGGTTGCTGGCGGCGATGACGCGCCATCCCAGGGGAAGCCGCGTGTTGCCCACTTCGCCGTGCAGCACCAGTTCCGCCGCTGCTTTCTTGCAGTCATCGTCGGCCTGACCGAACTCATCGAGGAAGACGATGCCCACACGCGGCATCGCGCCGTCCCAGGTGCCAGACAGATATTTACTACCGTCGGGAGTAAACACCACCATGGTGGCCTTGGTCGGATACCACGGCGGGGTCGAGAACACCGTGTCGAGCCCCGTCGGGGTCTTCTGCGGGATCATAAACCCGCGCACGTCGATGCTCTGGATGGTGGCGAGCATCAGGGTGGTCAGGCCCACGGGTTCGTTCAGCGCCCTGGCGAGCGCGAAGCCGACGTCATCGACCGTGCTGGACTTGCCCACACCCGGTCCCGACTTCCACTCCATGGCGTTGGCCCGCTTACCCGCCTTGAGGGCGGCGATATGGGTGCGGACGGCGACCTGGAGAGCTTGCGTGAGGTTCATATAGTTTCACTCCTGTAGTAATTAACGAGGACTGGCGAGGAAGCTCCACAAAAGCACGCCCACGACCGCCATGATGGCGAAGCCGAGGATAGCCACGATAAACGGATGCAGCACGAGCCCGAGCACGCCGTAGACCATTGTCGCCCCGTAATACATGATCACGAGGAAGACAGACACGAGGATAAACCCGACTATGGGCGGCGTGTTGTTCGGCGCGGGATCATTCGTTTCCATTTCCTTTCACTCCTGTATTAAAGTTTCAATTATCGCCAGCAACACCAGCGATGTCTCGTCGAACCGGACCACGCGCCCGGCTGGGCGACGCTGGGGCGCGAGCGGTATCACGGCGACGCTCCCGCCCGGATATCGCCAGCCGTCCGCGTATAACCCGCGCAGCCACGTCTCCAGCGCGAGTGCCGCCGTGTCCGCCGTGATCCAGCCGGACGCGGGCATACCATCACCGACGTATTCGGCGATCACGAACCAGTTCATCGGTCTTATTCACTCCCGTATTAAACTGTTGATCTCATCCATGAACTCCCGTTTTATCATGGCGACGATGGCGTGCACGGCCAGTGAGTGCCGAGGTAGCGTCACGGTATTCTCATGGCTGGCCAGCGCGTCGCCGAGTGAGGGCCACGCTGATATCGCATCTCCGTTCCACGCATACCCGGCTGAGTACGCGAGCCGCAGCCATGCCTCGACGGCACCCATGGCGTCATCCGCTTCCACCCATTTCGATGCTCCGCCACCCTCTGGGTAAACCGTCCCGACGTACCAGTCCATCTCCTTTCACTCCCGTATTAAACTCATTTGCAGGGTTGTGTCGGTGCCGTATTGGAGGGCACACCGGGTTGCGGGGGGAAATACAGGGGCAGCATCACATGCTGTTGCCACTGGGCCAGCATCAGATACGATGCCAGCGTCAACTCAATCATCATAATCTCCATCCTCCTTCGCCATCGCGATAAGCACCTTACTCACACGCTCCAACCACGGGATGAAGCGGGGATCGTCCGTCAATGATCGCGCACCCTCGACGGTGCGGGTCAGGCCGCGCACATGATTGATCTGCGCCTCGACCGTCCGATACGCGAGCACCTCGTCCATCACGTTGCTCATTGTTTTACTCCCGTATTAAACTACAGTCGTGCGCGACGTAGCCATCACATGGGATGTCGCACTCAACCTCGGCGTATGCCATGTCGCGTGCTTCCTGCTCATTCTCCGCTTCATAGTCAGCAGCATAGTCACGGATGATGTAGGTTTTCACCATATATTTCGGCATTGGTTTCACTCCCGTATTAAATTAAACGTATCACACACCTCGGCCAGCGCGGCGATGCGCACCATGTCGCGCTCCATGGCGAGCAGGGGTTCGCGCAGGTGCTGGCCCAGACCCTGCGTGTTCGCCATGTCGCGATAGCGGTCGGCGGCGGCGAGCAGCCCGGTTATCAGGTGGTCCTTGTTTACGTCCATCGTTTTACTCCCGTAATAGGTGGTCCCCGCCTCCCACACCCGTTCACTGGTGGAGAGCGCCGCATGGGGTCGATCCCGGTCAACATGCGGTCGAGCGTGGTAAGACGGCGGGGGTAGCCACTGGCTACGCTTGTTCCGTGGCCCGCTCCAATGCCGCCATGACCCTGGCCTTCGTCACCTCCTCGGGCAACAGGTCGCGATACTGGACCACGCCGCACGCGGCGAGCCATGTGTCGAGGTTGAACCGGGGGTTGTCGCGTTTCAGCGACCTGCCCAGGGCGTGCGCCGCCACGGACCTGATCAGGGGGCTCTCGATGTCAGCGAGCCCGGCGGCGAGCGTGACGTAGTGGCGTTTGGTCATCATGTTATTTCACTCCTGTCGTAAATTTACTCGTGTCGGGCTCGCGAAGCGCGAACTCGATGGGCGGGGGGTTGTCCCTACGTTGATAGCCAACCCAGTGACTGGCCCATATGGTTTCGAGGCAGCCCGTGCGGTCGTGCAACTCGATGCGAGCGATTGAGCGGGCGTTGCGGGCGACCATGGGCGCTTCGGCCAGATCGCAGGGGTTATCGGACTGCGCCGCGCATGTGATACGCGGGGGCTCGCCCCTGGGCGTGTGCCATGTGACCATTATGCGGTAGGTTTTGGTGGGCGTCGGCCACTCGGCATCGTAGGTGCGCGCGCGGCCAGCGTTGCGGTAGTTCATCAGCGTGCCCCCGGTTCATTCGATGCCGCCCAGCCCGGCACCGGCCTCGGCCCGATCATCGGGGCGATGCGTATGACCCGCGCGCCGTGCAGCTTATCGCGCGGGTCGGTGCGCTCATCGCATCGACGCAGGGCGTAGGTGCACGCGTTGTGATAATCCTCGAAGTCGCTGCGCCGCCACACCCAGTCGCCGTCTACACATTCCCACGTTATCTCATAGTTCATTGTTTTACTCCCGTAATAATGTTCAGCGCACCCGTTGCGGATTGCGCCATCGTATGGCCCACGAGTCCGGCCCATCACACTTCAGGCAGATGCGCGTCCAATCGGTAAGGAACTCGGTGATCGGTTTGTACACCCGGCACATGCGGCACATGCGATGCGAGAGCCGGGGGCCGGTGTTCTCTTTCTGCCCGCGCTGCTCGCGGTAACGCTCGCGGTAGTATTTGTTGCGGCCCTCGCGGGTCATCGTGATCGCGGGTTCGCCGCTCGCCTTACGCTCGGCTTCGAGCAGTTTCACGCTACCGGATAGGCTACGCATCACACGTTTGAGTTTACAGTGCAGGCAAACCTTATGCCGATGCGTTTCATAGTCCGCGTTGACACGATATTCTCTACAGTTGCGACACTTGCGCCCCGGATTGTTAGCGTCGAAGCGGAGCGTGTTGGTCTCGAAGGGGGGTGGAGAGGGTAGTGTGGGTTTCTTCATGGTGCGGTAGATCCTTATGTCGGGGTCAGGGTTGGAGCGATTGTTTGTTACTCCGGTATTAAACAAAGGCACAACTCGACAGCGCCAGATCATGGCTATTATGGACAGAATGTCATTTTCAGGTGTCATTCCCTGCCAAGCAAAGTCGAGCACGGGACAATGGTCGATCCCGAATAAGTGATTGATCGAACGCGATAATTCGCGGCGGCTTGCTATACTGTTTGTGGTGTTGCCACAAACAGGAGGGCTTAGGAACCAGGGGGCATAGAGAGTGCGCGACATGGCAGTCCTCACGCGTAACGTGATATGTTTGGTGCAGCTTCACATGGCAATCATTATTTATTTATATATAATTTTAATAATATCAATAACTTAGAGCGCGGTCGAGCCCAGCAAAAGTGCTGCAATTTCTTGGTCGAGCACGTCGGATCAATGGGTTACCTTGCGGCACTCGATCCATGCGGCGCGGAAAACATTTGTTAGTTGCGGGCGTGCACCGGATCATTCGATGATCCGGCCCTGGCCCTACATATTCACTCGCTTTGTCTAGCGTGCGCACGCTAACGCGCACGTTAGAGCAAGCGAGCGGGGGGTATCATCCCCCCGCCGCTCATACCCACACACTAGTGTGGAAAGTTACTACCCGTAGTAAACTCAGGCCACCAGCAGGGACGTCATCACCTGACGCTCGATCAGGTTGGCGCTCGCGGCGGCACGCGCCGCCGCGTCACCGATCAGGCTATCAAACTCATCGTAGTCCAGCACGCCCTCGGCGACATCGGCTTCCGCTTGCGCGGAAGCCTCAGCAGGGGCAGGAGCGGCGATGACAGGCGCGGGGGCTTCCACTACCGGCGGCGGCGTAAGCGCCGCCTGAGAGGCAAGCAGGGTCTTACGCGCGGCAAGCAGTTCCTCGGTCGTGATCGTGCGGAGATACTCGGCGGCGGTTTGCAGTTCCTCCATCCCGAAGTCCGCGTGGAAGGCGTCGATGCTCGCGATGATGGTCTTGAGGCGCGCGGCCACCTTGGTGGCGTTGTGGTCCGGGTCGTTCGCCACCGCGTAGTCCACGAGGTCCTGCTTGGACATGCTCCCGTTGAGCGTGCCATCCTTCACGGCGCGGGCGACATTCATCAGCAGGTGGTAGAACCTGCTCTGCCACTTGCGAACCGGGGTTTTGATCGCGTCGCGATCCTCACGCTCGACCGATGCGAGCAACTCAGTCTCATCGGCCCATGCCTCATCGCAGATTTCCCGCAGGTTCGGCAGGTAGCCGCGAACCTTGGGGCTCGCGAAGGTCTTCATTTCGGAGATGAACACGCCCACGCTCTTGGCGCTGCGCGATGCGTCGCCGCCCGATGCGTTGCCCATTTTCGCGGCACGCTCGCAAGCCTGCGCCACTTCGCCGTTGGTCCAGTCCTCGGCGTGCGCCATCGCGGCCACGTCCGTTACCACGCTGAGCCGGGTATTGCTCCCGTCACGCGATGCCTCTTGCATCGCCTCTTGCGCGTCTTCCATGCGCTGCGTGGGTTCGGCGACAGCCGAGCACGCGGCGCGGATGCGGTGCGCGATATCGTCAACGCGGTCGGATACCATCGGGGTTGATTTGGCCATGGTGTGTTACTCCGGTATTAAAGTTGAGGGTCCAAGCAATGCGCTTGCTATTGCGCGCGGTTAACCGCGCGCAATCGTAAGAGCATCAATCAGTGATGCGATTGTGCCAAGGCAGCGCCATGAAACCGCAGACGCTGATGGTGGCGTCATCGGGGTATGCTTCGAGAGGTTCGGCCGGATCGAAGTCCTCTTGATCCGGCGACAGTCTGTTTAATACCGTAGTATCAATCAGGAACGTCATAGCGTCGAAGTCGAAGGTTTCCATTGAAGTTTTCCTTACTTGCGCGGGAGTAGCATGATGATGACGGGGGAAAGCACGCTGACGATGAGCATCGTCATATGAAGTGTGAACATCAGGCACCTTTGCTAATGAAGAAAGACGCGCCGAAGCGGCCAACGCGTATGAAGCGAAGCCCACCCACCTTGCGATAGGTGCAACGCGGCCAGCACAGCGGCGCGATGATGGACGTAAGTCCGAGCAGCATTGGAAGTGTCATGTTATCCTCTTGCTCCGATGAAAGCGCGCGCCACGTCCGGCGCACTTGTTATGCCTTTGCAAGCACCTGTTGATCCGCCCATCATGTTGCCCTTGAGCTTCCATGTATTGGACATAGGACCGGCTGCGTATTTCTTGATTTTGAACCGTTCGGGGTAAACCGTGGGCTCGCGTTCGCTTAACGGCGCGGCGCAATAGATCGGTTTGAACTGATCTATCACAACGCGCTTTTCTGGGTATGGTTTGAACACTGGTTGCTCCCGTAGTAAATCGAAGACATCAGTCAGAACGTATTGACCGCGGGAGCAACGCTATTGGCGCGCCGTTAGACTGGCGCGCCATGCGTTAGGCTTAGGCGTTAGGGGTTGTGGCACTTTGTGGTCTCGATCCCTCCGCACTGGGTATGCCGCTTTATTGTTCGCTGATGTAGCGTCCAATCGCGTCCCGCCGGAACCCATTTGGCAATGTGATTTGTCATTGCCGGGCAAAGCCGTTGAAAGCTAAGCCGATTGAGGGACCTACTCGTTTTTATCGTAAGGTTCCGAGCGAACCTGACCACGCGCGGAGACTAAATTTCCCGCAATTTAATACCGTAGTAGCGTGTCAGGCTACTAGATACCGTGGCATTTGGGCTACTCTGGCGTTAAGACGCGCAGTTCCCTACTCCACCCCGTTTTCAGTCGCTCGTCATCGCGTGCTCGCATAGTCGGCAAAGTAGATTGCGAGCACGACCCAACTTAGGCCACAGGGTTTGCGCGTCCCCAGCGGGGGTGCGCTATGCCAGTCACGACGCATCGTGACCGGAGGCGAACGCTGGTAGCGACATCCCGTTGCGCCGGGGGCTTTCCACACCTTGCGGGGGCGGATTAAATACCGGCATAACAGCGGCAGACGGTGGCCCACCCCCCACCCCCCATCTGTCCAAGGGGGGGCCCCCGGCCCCACCGCCTTTAGGTTCTCCCCCTCTACGTGACTGCCCTTTTTCAAATATCCACACCTATGAAACTGTTGCGCCACAAAAATAAAATCCAGGGCATTTTTAGAAACCACATTACATCTCTTGCGGTAGCGGATCTTTCTGAGCTATGAAGCGTTCACGCTTGACACCCCCCTATGGAGGACTCGATGGCCCACAAACCCGACGACAAAAACGGCGACAAGAAACACGATACCAAAGCGGAACATAAGGCCGACGCGCCCAAATCCCCGTTGACCCACGGCGATGTCAGACCCGTTGAGCGGCGGGATACCAGCCCGGCTGGGAGCACGCGCGAGGTGGCAAGGGAGGGCGAACCGCCCACCACGCATCCCACGGTCCTCTCGCCCACCAGCGACCAGCTTCAGTATGTGGTCGAGACCCACGCCACCATCTTCTCGCCGGACGAACTGTCGGTGCTGGCGGCGGCTGTCACCGAACTGAAGGACTACGAGGTCCTGACGGCACCCCCGCCGCCACCGGTCAACCGCGACGTCCCCGCCATGTGGCAGGAAGGCCCCTTGCTCACGTGCACCATGGGCAACTGGGAGGGCGAGCCAACCCAGTACACCTACGACTGGCATCGGGACGGCACGTTCGTCGTCGGCGGCGCGGCCAGCACCTACACCGTCATGACCGAGGATGTCGGCACCACGTTCACCTGCGTGGTGACCGCCAGCAACGGCAGCGGGGCCACCCAGGCACCGCCCAGCGTCCCATGCGTGGTGACGGAGTTCGTCGGCACTCGTGCCGCCAAAGACCCGCCGCCCGCTGACCCAACGCCCGCTCGTGCCCGATAACGACCCAGACGCCAACGTCAGTTTTCGCGGGCTCAGCCTAAAGCTGGGCCCGCAATTTCTGACGCTTGTGATAATCAACGCCCTTGTCCTGGGCGCGCTGTTCTGGTTCACCGACGCCCGCGCCAAACATACCGCTCACGTCATGGAGCTATT